GGTCAACTTGGTGCCTTGTGGACTCACCCCGCACCGCCCATTATCTTCCGCTCTCGCGTCCCGAAACGCGCGCGTCCATGGTGTGCGTGTGCGTGTGTGTGGTGACCTTCGAGCGCCCCTGTTTCGCTCCTGATTGCCTCGTATATTTTTCACGGGTACCCGACCTGACTGTATGTTTTTTCGGCGTATCCTTCGCTCTGAACGTATAGTGTTTGCAAGGGTTTGGTGTATTTTACCGCTCTGCAGCCCGCGTCAACACTCGGAAAATAAAAAAAGTACCCGCATAAATTAAGGGTTTCAGAGTTTTTATGTAAAATTTATTTGGAAATTGAAAATAGTTGATAGCATATTTGCACCGTCAAACAACGACAACGTGCTTTTACCCTCTCACGGTTAATCAAGAGGGTCAGCCCTGAGGCAACAAGGGGACGGGAGGCAGCCCGATAATACAGTCAACATGCTGTAGCAATTTAATTAGCTAAACTGCCCTGAGCCGCACAAATAGTGCGGGAGCCGAGACAAGCGAATAGGCTAGCTGCACAGGGCAGCGCGCAACGGCGTAAGGTGGTTCGACTCCACCGCTAGCTACTAACCAAATTTCAATACCATGTACAAGATTGCATTTCACCTAGCGCGCGGCGCTAACTTTCAAAAGTTTCAAATTCGTGACGCTAACAACGAAGCGACCTATATTGAGCCTAACGACTTCGACATTATCCTGCACAACTGCAAACTCAAAAATCAGAAGGGCGCGTCACTGCGTATATTCAAGGGCGGCGACAAGGCACGCTGCGCGTGGATAGAGTTCGAGCGCTACGAGGTCGTAGCTAAGGGTAACTACACGTCCGAGGTCGACGTGCGCTTCAATCCTAGGGTATCACCTACGTGGAACGTCGGCGGCGTCGACAATCAGGACGACAGAACATTCGCTCAACTGCGTACCAACGGCCGCAAGGTCTACAAGTAAAAACACAGCCCCGCCACGAGAGTGAGCGGGGCTTTGGCAGTATAACTAAATCAATTTTTTTTTATTATGAAAGTAGAGTTAAACATTGGGCTTGGCAACAATCCCTTCGACGCGTCAGGCGCGGCAATGCTAGCAGCTAACGTGCTAACTAAAAACGGTGCAACAGAACTTGTGTTCCGCACCTCACAGGGCACCTACGAAGAGCAGGCGGAGCCCAACGTCATCATGAAGTTTGAATGGGACGTCGAGGGCGCCAAAGCGTTCCACGCCATGTCATTTCAGGACCTGCTCGAGGCGCTCGCAGTCATCATGACTCAAGAGTGTATCGCCTTCTACGTGCAGGAGTGGAGCGACGGCGGGCTAACGTACCGCACAGGTTGGGACGGCGACCGTCTAGACTTCTCGCTCGAGTACTTCGAGCGCTTCTAATCTACAGCCCCGCCACTAGCAAGTGTGCGGGGCTTTCTAGGTGTAACCAATTAAATAATTTTATCATGAGCAACATGCTATCAATTCACGACGAACTAAACAACTTCGTTGACTACTACAACTCAGATGACGAACTGCGCTTTAAAATGCGCTCAGCCGTTATCGACTACCTCCAAGAGGTGCGCGAAGAGCCGCCCACGGTTATATTCACGAAGATTTCGTACAAGGGCGACGACGTGTACGAGAAACACTTTGTGGGCAGCCTTGACCCGTGCAAAGAAAAGTTCCTGCTCACTGACCTGTCGGCCATGGTGCACAAGTACCAAGCGCTAGGCTGCGTGGTAGTCATCCGTTAATTAACAAGCCCCGCCGCTCACCGCGTGCGGGGTTTTGTCAGTAGAAACAAATACAAATCACAATGAAGTTTACACTCCTTATCGCTTCACTAGCATGCATGGTGACAAGCGCAATCATCGCTGACCTTTTCCTCTTCGGGATATCCGTAGTGTCAGTGTTCAGTTCAATCCTATTAACCTTTCAAAAATCAAAGTGATGAAAAATCCATTGGAAAAGTACGCGCGACTTGACAGCGCAACAGGCAAGGGTATGAACGAGGGCTTCTGCGTCAACGACGGCGAGGCTTACTTTGCCGAGCGCGAAGACCTTATCGCTTACCTGAGAGCGCGCAATGTCGACGAGTACAACATACTCTCGGACGACTTCATACTCGACGAGGCTTACGAACTCGAAGACTACTACTACACCGAATGGGAGGTCGAAGATGAGGACACCTACTACATTGAGGTCAACGGCGAGTGGCTAGAGGTCATCAACGCAAAGGTTAACTGATGAGGCTTGAGTAGCCGAAACGCCGCGAGGCGTCTTAACCAATCAATAAATTTTATCATGAAAGCAAACGCAACACGCATGACTGCTGAGGCAGTTAAACAACACAGCAAACGTGGGTACAATCCTCCACTATGGGAAGAGACAGTTGACCGCTACCTGAAGTATGACAAGGTCGAGTTCTACCTGCTAGACCGCGACAAGCACAAGTCATACGATGAGTTCTTTGTCATCTACACCTTGCCTAGCGGCTTGAGGCTCATGGGCAGCCTTTCCTACAGTTCATCACTGACAAGCGCAGGCTTTTACGAGCTAAACTTGTTAGACCACGACATGGACGCGCTTATCGAGGATGTGCTAGCAGGCAAGCCCGTAGACATGAAGGACTACCTGTTCGACACTGACAGGGTGCTGCTGCAATCCCGCACAGACGTGACCTATAAAACGACGCCCGAGGCGCGTGACTACATGACTGAAGGCAGCACTAGGTTCGGCTTCATATTCACCAAGCAATACATTCACACAGCCTAGTACAACAAGCCCCGCCGCGTAAAGCGTGCGGGGATTTGTGGGTACAAATCAAAATACAATGACAAAAATCATCATGCTCTTTTGCCTGTTCACCGGAAAGGTTCAGCAGGTCGACAACCTCTACACCGTGCACGCCGGCACCGGCACCTACGAGTATGCCTGCGAGGGCGAGGTACTCCATTGGATAGAGACAGGGACATTCAACTACGACGACAGCCTGTGCGGCTGCGGCGAACTTAACTAATCAAATCAAATCAAATCACCATGAAAAAAGTAATCATTTTAGCAATCATCATCATCGCGCTCGCGTCATGCAGCACCAAGAAACTTACACACTCACACTACACCAAGGGGGTAACGCACGGGCAGGACGGCTGCGCGTGGCACCGATAGGTTAACTGATGAGGTCTGAGTGACCGAAACCTAGGGCTCGCGCTCTAGGTCTTAACCAAATAAATAATTTTATCATGACAACTTACTTCATCTGCAACACAGACAGCTACGGGCAAAGAACAGGCACCTACCGCTCCATTCAAATAAGCGAAGCCGATATAGAAACTAATCACCATGGATGGAAATTCTACAACGGCATGTTTCTTTACGAGAGCGAGCACCAAGTCATACTAGCCTGCCAAGATTAAGGTTAACTGATGAGTCCTGAATGGACGAAACGTCGTGAGACGTCTTAACCAATTAAATAATTTTATCATGAGCAAAACAACGCGCGCTATCGGACAGCGCAATTCATTCACCAAGGCTTCAGAGCCTGCACCATTCAAAGTTAACCGCTTCGAGGTAGCTAGACTAGTCAAAGCACAAACCGACGCGATAACAAGCGGCGTATGGGACTACCCAATGGATTATAAATTCGCCAACAGCGGCGAGTTATGGGACGCAGTCAACGCAGGCAAGAGCGTGCAAAAGTTCGTGCGAGAGTGCATGATTGAGTTCGGCACGATTACAGGCGCCCTGCTAGGGAGTCAATTCAACCACGTGTCGCACAGCAGCAAGCACGCCATTCGCAAGGGCGTCATGAGAGCACAGCAGTACAAACAAATCATCGAACAATTAAAAACAAAGTAACCATGGGATTCTTCAGTTGGAAAACATCGGACACGGACAAGTCCATCAGCAACGCATACAGCAAGAGAGGTGCGTTCAAAGTTTATATGATAACACCTACAGACAGGTACCTAGAACAGGAGTACGAGGGCTACGGGGTATTCGGTGGCAAGGACTACTACGAGCTAGTGTACGAGCTAAACAAGTGCAGGTACCATGGTCCTGAGGACGTGGAAGACAGGTCCAAGGGGATAAGGATAGCCTTCGAAAAAAACAACAAGGGCAATCTAGTCCTGCCAAAGTTTGCCGAGAGCGAAGACGCTTCGTGGTTGGAGCTACCTGATAGCAGGATATGCGAACAGCAAGGATACTTTTACCAATCAATAATATAAAACAGGACCAAGCCCCGCCACTGCAAAGTGCGCGGGGATTTGGCGGTAGAAACAATTTAAAAAACAAATACAATATGGGACGTTCAGTATCAACACTACACGGCGCTAGATTATCATCGTATATCAGCGTCGACGACGAGGCTAACCACGAATGGATGGTCGAGGACCTGCAGGAGGTAGGTCAGGAGTTAAAACTAACTAGCTGCCAACGATGGGACGGGCGCGAGGTTCAAATTATCATGTCTGGACATGGCGTAGAGGTCGGTATCTCGGAGTACTGCGGGATAGTATCGATCGGGATACGAACCGAGGAGGAGTCTGATCCGATCGGCGACAAGTGGATAGACAAGAACGGGCAAGAGATTATCAAAGCCTTTCACCATCACGGCACGCCGATACGCAGCGTCGGAACATTCAGCAACGGGGAAACTATTTACGAAAAAAAATAATAGCACAATGAACATTAAAGTTTATTTCGAGACGCAATCACCCGCATACGCGGAGCACGTCGCAACATTTCACGACAGCGGGACCTACACGGCTTGCTTTCCTGCACTAGACAAACTAAGAGAAGCGAACGGTTTTGATATCATCACCGAGAGCGTAGAGGAGGACGAGTCATGAGCGGAAGAAAGTTTTACAACAGCGGCAGGATTGCCAACGTGTTCAGTCATCAGGACAGGCAGCGCCTGCTACACCACCACTCGATGGTCTACAAGATTTTTGTGGAGCTAAGCGAGGCGGGCTACTGGATGAAGCCGTCACTCATCGCTGAGTTTGAGGCGTGGAGCGACGAGGTCGAGATACGCATGGGCAAGAAGCCCGACAGCGACTACAGCTACAAGGTGCTAGAAAACTGCGCGGACTACGGCCCACTCACGCTGGCCGAGTACTTCGAAACCTGTGCAAGGCACACGCTTGCTTTGTGCGAGAGCCTTGGGGCGGAGTACAACGACCACCTGCCACGGATTTGATATTAGTTTGGTTACACCATCGCCTCGCCATCCTTCGGGAGGCGGGGTTTTGGTGGTAGAAAGTCATAATAAAACATAAACACAACATGAAAGTAAGGACACGCACTATTTTAGCGGCGACATTCACCGCTTACTGTATCGCCATGGCGGTTACAATGAATGAGGCACACGAGTACAGCAAGACCAAGCGGTGCTTGGAAGAGTACGGCGAGGGCGACGTAGGGATGTGCATGTGCTATGAAAACTGTAAATAATTTAAACCAAATAAAAAGATGAAGAGATACTTCACATACCAAAAACAGCGCATGATATTCGAGAGCGCCATGACCCACGTCATAATCGAGGAGACCACCAATCAGACTCAGTCACTGAAGCTAAGGAAGGGGGTGCACCTCTCGGACTGGATGATGACCAAGGAAGAGGGCGAGGCGAGGCTCGAAGAGATTGCCAAGTACGAGTGCGACGGGGCCACCATAGAAGGCGGCGCCGTCTCCAACGAGGGCAGCAGGTACCAACTGCACAGCATAGAGAACCTGAGCGAGATTGAACTACTCAAGATGTCGCGCGTGCTACCACTAACATTCAAAGTATATCAACCATAAAGCAATGAACATGAAACTAAAAGGGTATCAGCCTATGGCCATGAAGATTGGCAACGGCGAGGTCGGGCTAGACGACAACGACTTCATCGAGTGGAGAAATTTCTACAGGAACAAACTGAGCGGGATGTTTGTCGACTTCATGGTCGACGAGTTAGAGGCGGCCATGGAGATGGGCGAGGACGGCTTCACGCTCATGATATATAACCAATACAAGGGGCTACTCACCCCTGCACTAAACTAACACAGCATGCAACAGGTAATCTCAAAGCAGGGGACGTTCCGCAAGGATAACTCCATCACCGTGTTCGAGGGAGACGTCACGGTGAAAAGCGACGACAGGTACACCACCATATCGGGCACGCACTACAGGCACAACTACGATTGGGGTAACCATTGGACAGTAAACGGAGGCAGGGTATGGAAATAGACAACCTAATACTCATCACGTTCCTGTCCTATTGGGGCAGCCTAATCCTGTTGGCTAGTCAATGGTCAAGAAGGAAACCAATCACGAGGGTATCACTCATACTCCTATCAATCGCGCTCGCGTGGTTGACAGGGTACCTAGCATGGAGTTCGATATGCGCTGGATGACATGGACAATATCTATAGCCGTCTCAGTCAGCGTGCTGTGCTGGTACTATAGCAGGGGTGGGAGGGGAGTCTTCTACCTGATAGCGGGACTCATAATGCTCAGCATCGTGAGGCCGCACGTGAACAGGGCAACCGCACGCAAGGTGTGGTAGCTTATCTAGGCGCATAAACTAGCGCGTGATTGATAACATCTATAAGAATTTAGGTATCGATTGAAATTATTTATAAGACTTTCGATCCCTAGTTCGTATAAAAAATGTAACTTTCAGCACGCGTTAGTTAGCGCACACTAAACCGTTTAAGTATATAAATTTCAAGCAGTTAATAAAATTAAAAACAAAACAAAACAGATGTACAAGATACCAACAACATGTCTCGGGTGGATAGACCTCCTGCCCGCAGAGGTAAGAGAGCAGGCCATAAAGAACGCCAGCCCGAGGTCATTACAGGACGACTGCAACAGCATGTACGACGCATTGGCAATCTCATTCGTGTGGAAGAACACGCCCGAGGGCGAGGAGTACTGGAAGGATATGGCTGACAGTCACACACCAAACTTCCTCTCGTTCATAGTGCAGTTCAGGGACTGTATCAACCTGTCGGAGGTGGCTAGGTTCGGCGGCATAAAGCGCCAGACATTGGAGGACGCGCTGAGGGATGAGGACAAGCACACACCTGCCATGAACCAGCGCATCATGACGATGTTCACTCAAATGCAGAGGGCACTCAACGAGATAAACAGCGATGAGGAGTAGAGAGTCAAGGGCGCTGTCGATAATCAAGTTCTTCATAGACAACCCGATCCCGTACAAGAGGGCAGCGAAGGTATTCTACCCCTCGCGTGAGAGGGCGCTGCTGATGAGGGTCTTCAAGAACAGTAACGACTACGACGACGAGGACTTGAGGGTGTGGGAACTAATCATAAAACAGATAAAAGAGTATGACAAGAAGGTCAAGAAAGAGGCGGGCTAACGCGGGACGTTACCGCCTGCCAAAGGAGAAGAGGTCGAGAGGCCCATCCAAACTAGCCATGCTGAGGGAGGAGCAGAGGGTGACACTCACGGTCCGAATGGGCGACGCCAAGGTCGAGCAGAGACTGGTCAGGACTATAAAGCAGGTCCTCGACAGGCTGGACAACCCGACGTACAGGACACCGCTTAGGATGGCGGTATACTTCGACCACCTGTTCGTCACCATCGAGCCTAACCACATGAAGCGCAAGCGCAGGCTGATGAAGATGTTCAGGCTGAGGCCCACGGTGGAGGACATAAGGTGGGTCAACCTCATATGGAAAGAGCAGAGCGCCATGGCCGTGAGGTCGAGAAGGCTTGGCATAAGGACAGGTATAATAAACAAACAGATATCATAGCATGAATTTACTACAGAAACTACAGGCCATCCAGTCAAAGGTTAGGGCGGTGGCAAAGGACAACGACACGCAGAGTCGTTTCAACCCGAACGGATTTAAGTACGTGAGCGGGGACAAAATCATCGGCGTCATCCGCCCGCTGATGGACGAGTACAAGGTGATCCTGAAGAGCGAGGTGCTGGCGATAAACAATTCAGTCCAGCAGTACACCACGAGCAAGGGCGCGACAAAGAACGAGGTTCTAACCAACATCTCGATGAAGATGACTTGGATAGACACCGAGTCAGGAGAGCGCGAGGAGTGCATGTGGGGTGCCAACGGGATGAACGACTGGGACAAGGGGTTCGGAAGCGCCGTGACCTACGGTATCAGGTACTTCATACTCAAGTCATTCCTAGTTAGCACGGACAGCGACGACGTGGACGCTATCGTTAGGGACTACGAGGATCAGGAACGCGCCCCGTCTAACGCAGCGCCAGCGCCAGAATCCGACAAGCCTTGGATTGAGGACAACGCAGAGGCCATGGCCAAGGTCGAGGGCTTCATGTCCAGCGGCGGATCAATCGACGACGTGTACAAGAAGTACCGAATGAAGAAGGTTACAAAGGAACGTCTAATTAAACTAAGCAAATAATGAATCAAGTACAGCTATTCAACCAAGACCTCATGAGCAGGGATGGTATCAAGAAACTATCGGACGCCATCGTGCAGTCACTAGAGGACGGAGACTTCAACCCGCTAGACTTTAAGCTAGCGGCCAAGGGCTTCGAGAAACTGATGGAGGCCGTGAAGAAACCGATCGACAGGGCGGCGATGACCGAGGCGGAGAAGTACTCGGCAAAGAACTTCACCTACAAGGGCGCCGACATACAGGTGGCGGAGAACCTAGGCGTGTCTTACGACTACAGCGGATGCAACCACCCCGAGTACGTCAGGGTACTCGAAGAGTTCAACGCCATAGCAAAGCGAAAGAAGGAGATAGAGGCGCAGCTACAGGCTACTAAGCATAGCTTCACCATGGTCGACGAGGAGACGGGCGAGGTGGTGACGGTGTACCCTCCAGTTAAGTCCTCCACATCAGGGATCAAGATTACCATAAAATAATAAGCACATGAAACTAATGAAGGGAAAGGTCATGATCAAGCCAGTGCTTGAGAAGGCCAGCGAGCTGATCGATATCGAGCAAAGGCGCGTAACCAAGGCGGTGATTGTACAGACAGGCGAGTGCGAGTACGTCAGGTCAGGTATGACGGTACTCATCAAGCCTACAGGGCTGAAGATGTTCACGCAGAGCGAAGACCAGACGCTGATCGTGGACGAGGACAGCATACTCGCAGAGGTATGAACACCACACCGTGCAAGTTTTACAGGGCAGGATCTATAGCACGATCCGCCCTTGACTTTGTTGATGCCGAGATGGGGCAGCTGGTCCATGTGTACCCTGCGGACAACAACGAAAATCTGGCGCTCATCATTGACGAAAGGGGCGACTTCATCACTACCTTTGTTAGCTTTGTTCGTGTCACAGACGTGGGCAGGGAGGACAGGATAGAGAGGATGATATCCGAGATACTCAAAGTGTCAAGGTCCTACGTCCCGTCGATGATCAGGGACCAGTACGAGAGGGATATTATAAACATAAAAAGAAAGCCATGAAAAAGAAACTAATTATAGGCGGGGTGATTGTGCTGATAGTCACAGCCGTGATACTAATCATGAGGGACGACAAGCCTCAGCTATCGGCAACCGACCAGCTCATACAGGATGAGATCGACCACATCAAGGAGCGGGTCGAGATGAGGGACGCCGTGATCAACGAGCTGGTGATCGAGCTAAGGATGAGGGACTCACTCATAGCAAGCATACAGCAGGGGAAAACTTCTATAACCAACAAATACTATTACGATGAAAAATTTATTCTTAGTTCTAGCGACAGCGCTAACCGTTCTCTTCGCGTCAACAACCAACGAATGTTTGTCTCAGACTTCTTCAGCGGCAGATACGCTCCCAAATCTAAGTGATGACCAAGTATTCAACCTGTGCTACAGCTCACTGAATTATTGGTGGGGATACTCTAACATTCAGGACGCGCTGCTCCAGCAGTACATACAGAAAGTAAAACTGTACGAGAAGATGACAGGGGTACAGGCACAGAGCGTCGAGGATCTGGAGAGACTCTACCGTATACGTGAGGCGCAGATAGCAGAGAAGGACAGCAGGATAGACGAGCTGGAGGGTCAGTTAAAAAAAGCTAACAGGCGCAAGTCTACCATAAAAGTTGGTATGTTTGTCATCACACCAGCAGCCCTATTAGCGGGCGTTTATATAGGAACTAAATTAAAATAAAAGTCATGAACGTAGGACAAGAAGTTGTATGTATCAAGGACCACTCCCGAGGCATAGTCAGGGAGGGTGAGATGTACACCGTGCAGGATGTCACGGAGACCCCATGCTGCCAGACAGTACTCATAGACATAGGCAAGAGACACGGCAGCAAGATCATCATGTGCACGTGCGGGAATAAGTTCCCCATCGACGTGCCGATTCATTACCTAGCCGCCTTCCTGTTTGCCCCTCTGGATGACCTGTTCAACACGGAGATCTCGGAGCTGATGTCCGAGGTTGAGACGACAATAGAATTATAAACCAACACACACATAACAATGATAAACATTGAGAGCAAACCAAAGAAGACGATCCAACACTTTGATGGATCGATCACACTAGACAAGACCTACACGTACACCGTATCGAAGTGTATCAACGGCGAGGTCAAGTACATTGTAGAGATGCACGATGAACTACCCGAGGCACTAACTAGTGCAATCATTGGAGGTATCCTCAACTACTGCACGACCATAGGTATAGGTCAGGTTGAAAACAAATAATTTCACAAACGATGAAACAGACAGAAGAAATTTCACAAACAATGCAACAGACAGAAGAGAAGAAAGAGCTGACCCTAGAGGAAGCTAAGAAACAGATGGAACGTAACAAGATCGTGTCGTTCCTCATGTACACCATAGTGATGGGCTACCTAGCCGATGAGCTAGCTGGCAAGTACATAACCAAGGATGTGAAGATGACCTTCAACAGGTTCTTTGACACGTTCATGAAGCGCAACAAGCACAACCTAGACCAGCTGTTCAACATGTCGATAGACGAGATGCCCGACAGAGGGGCCGCGTTCTTGGAGACACAGCAGATGATCGAGATGCTGGCGGGAAGGGTTGCCATGCTGCCAGTCCACGCCTACCCAGACATCGTCATGATCATAGACGCCTATGTCGCGGGGCAGGTTATAAGAGAAGGTGATACAGACACAGAAGAGAAGCCATCCGAATAGGGTGGCTTTTATCTTTCCGCTATAAACTCTCGCACCACATACGAGGTAGCAGTCTTGGGCTGCTCCACGTCTGGTGACTTCTTAACCTTAACAACCGATCGGCCACCTTCTGGACAGAAGTAGTCGGCCATCCTCTCCTTAGTAACCCTCCTGCCTTGGTTCCCCAAGTTTGTCTTGAAGGTCTCGTAGCCAGACATGTCCACGCCTAGCGCGTACATCCGCATCTCAACGTCGGCTACCGTGTTACCCATCTCGTTGATTATACTATACCTATTGACGCCGTCGTGGCTGGACACCGCAAGTTCTGGGGTGCTATCCTCCACGCTCACGTCCATGCTCACGCCGTACTGTTTAGCAGCAAACATGAGCGCCACAATCTCCGCGTGGATCGTCGGCACCAGACCCTTCTGGTCCATGCCAGCGTACTGACCACGGAACACCGGGCTATACTGACCTGTTCGCTTGTCGTAAAGCCTTACGGCTACCTCAATAATTGAATTGTAGCTTGTCCTGTCTACGCGCTCTACTATATAGCCCGCTTCCGAGAACAGGCCGTGAACTTTTAGCAGGTAGGACTGCTCTGTCTTTAACGTTACATTCATTTCCTATGTGTTTATTGTATCTGCTGACCTGATATATTGAGGACTGTAGCCTCTTGCGTTTCATCACGCTGTCGCCTGTGTTACTATCCCTTGACCCACCGTCGTTGGTGTTCCCTTCTATGGTGTCGACCCACTTGTCTCCCCATGACTCTACAAAACCAGTGTGCCCGATCCTGTTTAGGTTCGGGTAGTACAGCGTGAACACGTCACCAGATTTTGGGGTGATAGTATTTGAGAGGGGCTTCCTCCTGTCGTAGATCCTGTTGATTGCTGTGGCAGACGGTGACCATGCCGTTACCTTGTGCTCTATATTGCACGCGTCCAGTATGAACTTGACGAACGCCGCACACCATGGGGCTGGGGTTGTTATGCCCGCGTTCAGCAGGTACTCTGCCACTCGCTTGCCTCTGTTGTTGCCGCCCACCTCGCGCACGCCCACCTCCTTGTTAGCCTTCTCGACTACACAAGGGCAAGCATAGCCAGTAGAAATCCAAGCAAATACAACGACAAGAATAGCGCATACTTTCTTGGAAACCTTGGGGAACCTGATACCCAGTCCTTGTACTCTTTCCATATAGAAGGCTGATTATATTTTAACGCGCCATGAGCGATCGCGTTACCAAACATTACTGTGACCGACGCCATGAACAGGAACTGAATCCAGTCGTCCGGTATAATATGATTTGCCTCGGGGTCCATCACCAGATATCTCTGCGATAAGAACAGCGACAGGAACACCACGGGGATTGTGATAAACTCAGGGAAGAACTTGATAGTTCTTAGTAACCACACGGCTAGAGACTTTGCTTTATTCATTGCCTTTCTTTTTTGCGTACCGTTTCTTAATCAAGTCAACAAACTTGAATGTCATTATAATCAAACCAAGAAGAGCGGTGACACTACCCATAGATACGCTTATTAATCTTATCCATTGCTCGAGATCAGGCATGAACGACGGCACCGTTAATACTGTTGTAGCAAACAACCACTTGACACACACGATCGCATCGTCTTGGTTGCTATGTAATTGGCTAATTACCTCAGTAAATATGGTATGTCGCATCCTTTCAATCAAAATATTTCTACAAAAATAAGTTAAAATTTGTATCGGTTAGTGTGTAATTTTATTTAGGTGAGCTCTATTGATCCGCCGCCTGAGCTACAAGATAGTTGATGTACTTCTCCTTGGCCGTGCTTGTCTCGTCAGACACAAACCCCATCTCGTTGTATGCGCCTTCGCCCATGTCGTAGATGTAGTACTCGCCGCCGAATATATTGCCCAGCTCGATAGCCTTCTTAACCTTGAAGCCTTGGTTCATGGTGATGTTCTGGCCTATGCTGTACTCGTACCTGCTGAGGATCTCGTCAACGTTCTTGAGCTGTTCCTCGTATGGTAATCCCTTAGTGGCAACCTTGATGAGTGAGTGCGCGTACTTGTTCATAGCTACCTGCTTGGTTACCATGTCTTGGTTCCTTGATATCGCGTGCTCCTTGATACCGTTCAGCACCTTGCCAACCTCGGCGTCTCTCTCCTCCTTGGTAATCTTACCAGCGCCCACCTCGTAGTCTAGCTTGTCAATCTTCTGCTTCGCGTCGTACTCCATGTCCTTGAACTCTTGGATAAAGTCCTTCATTCTCGGTGCAAAGTCGTCGGCCACGTTCTTACCGAACGCCCTGATCACGTCGACAGATATCACGTTGGTCCCTAGGAGGTGGCGCACCAGCTCGTCGTTCACGTCCCGCTTGTAAGACTCCTTCTCGTAGTTCTTGTCCACGTCCGTCGCCGCAATAAAATCTTGAGTCGATTTAATGAAGCCGGGCTTGGACCTGTCTAACGCATAGCCAATTGTGTTGTACGTTAGATCCCAAAGGTCGTCGTTCATCGTGGTTATCTGCCCACCCCTGTAGTCCTTGTTAGTATATATCTCCTTGGCAACGCTGAGCACGGCCTCCTCGCCGAAGAACGGCTGGAGTAACTCGACCATCGCGGCGCCAGCTTTGGAGTCGTCTGGTCTGAACTCGCCGGTGTTAGAGTACGCGTTGTATGCCTTGGTCATAAAGTTGAAAGGGTTCATCCAGTCAAGGTCGACCATCGAGTATCCGCGCGCCGTCTTCTTTAAAACAATCTTTGTGTTATTCCTAGAGTACTTAGGTGCGCCCTCGTATATCACGCGCTCGTCGTCGTCGTCCTCATCTGTACCACCACATGCTGAGGCGATCAGCTGGGCGATGGTATTAACCGCAATAACAGCGGCGCCATACGACGTCAACCTCTTCACGCCTACAGCCATCTGTCTCTTGTTCTTGGTGGCCGCGCCCTCGTTTATATCCTTGACCGCACGCAATGGTATGGTCACCGATACACGCATAGCCTCGGCTACGAATGTAGGGAACGTGCCCAGAAGCGGTGATGCTGATAGCCTCTTGACAATCTCAGGCGCGTTGTCGTACACGATGTTGGTTTCCTTAAATCTAGACACCGCCATGTCGCGCTGCTCTGCCTTTGACTTGGAAGGGAACATAAACTTGACGTCGGCAAGCTCAGCCTCGTACTGCACCACACGGTGGATGTTATCCATCATCTCGTACACGCCGACACTCGCATTCTTTACTGTAGATAAAGCCTTCTTGACCCTGTTGAACACGTTCTTGTAGTTCTCTTCTGGGTCTATGGTAAGGTTCACCGCGCCGTAAGCCTCCTCGATAACCTTCCTCATGACAGAAGAGTCAACGCCCGATCCTATAACCCCCGCCTCTATAAGGTCTAAGAGGTACTGGTCGTCTGCCTTGCCCAGCTCCTTGAACCCGTACTTAATACCTTTTGGCATCTTTGCAAACAGGCTGTACACGTGACCGTTAGCCAACGGCATCACGATGTTGGAGTAGAAGTTTCTTACCATAGACCTTGGGGAGAATACGGTCTGACCCATCTTCCATCCCGCAGCAATCTTACGCAGTGCAGGAATCTTATAGTTAGTGTCCACCTTGCCGAGCATGTCCGCGATCTCCGGGGTGGTGTACATTCCCATCAACGGGTCGTACTGGTTCTTGCTGCCCTTGATCTGCTCGCCGAACTCGCTCGACTTGGTGTCAAAAAATATCTTGTCCTTACCTATAGCCGCCACCCCGGTCAAGAACCTCTTGTTCTCGGCGAAGTGTATCATGTTGGCCATGGTGTTGTAGAAATTCGTCATCGGGTCTGTGTATTCCCCAAGGAACGCCCTCAACACGTCTGGTATATCCTTACGCTTTCTAAGCATGTTGTCCATAGCCTTGCCCATCTCGCCACCAGTCCTTATAAACTCTGACAGGTCAAGCCCCTTGTCTACCCTAGCCATAGCAGCGAGCATGCTGTCGATGCTGCCTAGGTCTAGGTCAGGGTACTGAGACTGCAAGAATTTAAACGCCGCGTCATACAGCGCCTGCATCTTTGGTGACCTGTCCGCCTGACCAGCTGCCGTGCTCAACCCCTTTGGGAACATAGCCTTGTTCCAGCTTCCATTGCTGAAGGCCGCGTAGCTACGGTTCATGTACACCCCGAGGTTGTTGCTGATGGCACCGTACAAATTAGATGTCGGGTCGACATAGGTCTGTACCTCGCCGGACATGTAGTCGATGTCCTGACGCATGCCGAGGACAATGTCCTGTAGCTCGTCTGATATTATATTGGAAGTACTAGGCTGTACCTGACCCGTGAGTAGGCTGTTGATGTGGCTGATTGCCGCGTCGATCTCCGCCTGCGTCTTCCCCTTAAATTCTTTTTTAAACTGTGCGCTGAATCTCTTAGCCGTACCCTGCATCTCACGCATCCTCTTCTTGATAGAGTTCTCGGTAGCCTTGTTCATGTCGCGTATCTCGCTATGGAATCCTTTACCAAACCAGTAGCTGAGGAATGACTTGACAGAGCTGAATCGCTGAGGGACTAGCCAGTTCTTTGAGTTGCCCACGTACCTTGATCCTATGCCTGTCGCGTTGAAGTCCATCACGCCGCCGGCTACGGATACCATAGCTGCCTCGGTGTCTAGCTTATCTAGCTGAGCGCTGGTGATCGTGGATATGGGGAAGTTACCCTCCAGATCCTTTGCTATAATCTCGGCCAAGTCCTTCGCCTTCATCTTCATGAAGTCACGGTCTGATCCGAAGAGTGACCTAAGGAAGTCGCCGATCTTCTGCATCATGGTCCTGTTCTTACGGGCAAAGCCTGCGTCCTGAATCATGTTGGCCATCGCCTGATTGATGACGTCCTCCATCTCAGTGAACCTGTTGGTGGCCTGCACCTCGTCTATGTAGGACTTGTTCTCTGGCTTCATGATCTCAGCCTTGAACGCCTTGTATATGGCAGGGTCAACCTTCTCCGCTATCTTCAACCATAGCGAAGACATCGCCGCTAGGGACGTGCTGCTATTCATCGACGCGGGGTTGATGTATATGTTACCCGACTCTATGACCGCGATGACATTGTCGAACGTGTCGTACACATTCACCGCGTCAGGGTTAGATGCCGCCGCAGTGTACTGCGCTTGGTTAACCGAGATCGATAGGTCTGGGAATTTCTTTGACATCATATCAAACACCACACCCGACGCTCCCGCGCTTGAGGATGATCCCCTGCTTGACTTGGTCTTTATCTTTCTGTTCTGCTTGAGCGCTGTGTACTTAGGGTTCTTGAAGGTCACCGTGTTGGCAACCACCTTCTCGATAAGTATAGGCTTCTGTGGCTTGATAGACTCGGCACGTAACGCCTTGCCGCTTCTTAGCTTCCAGTCAGCCACCACCATGTCGAACCCTTTGTCCGCTGCTATCTTACCTACCCATCCCACCTGCTCGTTGAAGTCGAACGCCCTTGTGGGGTGTGCCTTTCTGAACTCCTTCTCTGCCTTTGGCAAGAGGTTAAGTGGGTCCTCATTGAACGGGTAAACCTTGTCCTTCGGGATGAGCACGGCGTGCTTGAACCCTCCGGTGAAGGACTCCGCAATGTCCGGGTCGGTGTAGTACATGCTAGCCTTGACGGTGCGTGACGCCTCGTCCCTGCCCGTAGCCCTGTTCTTGCCCAAGAATTTTGGGTCAATGCTTTTCTTTGTAAGGTCTTGGTCGCTGTAATGGAAGAACACGTAGTTACCCTCGCCATCCTCCACCATCATCGCGTCCTTCTTCGTGCCGTACACGTGGTTCTTCTTTGACTTCACCTTGATAGGCGGCAGTGAAGACTTCTTTGGTTCGGCTGCCGTGACAGGCTGAGACTTGAACATCTCGGGCATCTCGCCCTTCATCTTGCTAGGGTCTAACACCCCAGAAGATATAAGGTTAGTGACCTCGCCGTTGTGCAGCATGGTCGCAAACTTTTCAAACGAGTGCTCCTCGCCTTTGTACTTTACCTTACAAGCCATGTATTATCCGAATAGGTTTTCTTCCAACATAAGTAACTCAAACTTGCTGCCGGTGTTAACGCCGAGCAGCTTGTTTATCATGTCGCTGTACTCAGCAACCGCCTCCTTCTGTTTAACTCTATAGTCTTGTAGGAAGTCGAAGACGCACAGGTCGCCGATCTTAAATATCTTTGCGCTTGTGTCCTCGTACTCCTCATACAGGGCGTACTCTATATCATACGCCTTGCCTATGATGTCTGTCAACCCCATGAACATTAGGGTAGGCTTCTCAATAACCGGCAAGTCCGGGACCACGTTCCAGTCTATGAGGTAGTCCTCAATCTTCTTGGCGTGAGCCAGCTCGTCCGTGCTCTCCTTGGCAAAGAACTCGGCAGCCTTCATGAAGCCCACGTTCTTGCACCAGTTAGATGCTGATCGGTAGAAGTAGTAGGCCTTGAACTCGTCGCTTAGCCTAGGTAGTAGGAGACTGATGACCTCCTCTGGTAGTTGTACTGGGGTTGGTAGCATATCTTTTTTTATATTGGACACTGGTCATTTTTAGATGCCAGCCCTTTGTCTTCTAATTGTTTGTAAATGTACGACATATTATCAATTATATATTTAGCGGACGGGCTGTCTGCTAATATATTTTTCAGCTCTTCGTTAGCCTTACGCTTCTTCGCTCCACCCTCTGCCGCCTGCACCTTGTTGTATCCCTTCTCGTACTGCTTGAACTTATCCTCCACGTCTACCTTATCGGGTACGATCTGGCCGGTGTCCTGCATATCTGTACCCGCTTGGGATGTTTCTTTGAGGGATTGTTCTACTGCTTTTACAAGTTCGGGATTGCTACCATCTGCTTTGGCTTTATGATAGGCTTCGGCAAGGGATTGTGGCGTAACCTCTCTTAATGTTTCTCTTTTACCAACATAAGAGTCCGTGATGCCAAGGTGTTTCGCTTCAGGGTTGTTTTCTTTTATTATTATACCGTCAATATTCGTAGACTCTTTAACAATGTCGGCAGCGACCTCCCACACATAAAACACCACGTTACCAAATCCGCTATTTATGTTGTCATTCACAAAGGACGGAACTTCTATCCCTTCGCTTTCAAGGAGCTTTTTTATTTTATTGAAACTTGTTCTATTATTTAAACCACGAAGGTCTATATATTTTGAAGTGTCTATATTAAGTTCTTTTACACTACCCTTATTTGCACGAGAAAACCAAGAGGCGTATTTTTTGTTTTTTGTGTGATAGACTATAGGTTCAGAGTCAACGTCACCAACACCTCTATAAAACACGTCTGTTCCGATTAGCTTTTTCATTGCTTCGGGACTCCTTTTCACCAATTCTTTCAACGCCTTAGCCGTAGCTTCCACATCTCCCCCTACTACTGCTTCTGCCATAGCTTCTGCCTTTCCTTCAGACCATACCCACTCCGGTAAAAGCCCCGTCTTCTGTTCAGCAAATACCGTATCTTTAACTGTAGCCTTCCTGTTCTTTTCACCAAACGGACCGTAGTTCAGCCAGCTGTTTTGACCTCTGGTTTCAGTGGTTATGGCAGCAACTGCCGGACCTGTGAACAATCTAACGTGTGCCTGCCATGCGTTCTCTTCACCCCTTGCTCTAAAGGCAGCACCTTCTAGTCCGTGACCGAACGCGTCGTGAACCGCACGGAACAAATCGTTTGCTGTTACGGATTGTTCTTTCCCGTTCTGATCCTTCCATTTAAGCCCGGTGTCTTGGAGCATAGGGTTGTCTTCAACATTAGCGCCAGTTATACCTTCCGTCCCGTAACCAGCATAGGTTCCGTACACCGCCATCTTCTTGTTCTTTCGTAGATCACGCATGGCCTCTGATGGGTTTTCATTATACGGATCCGTTTCATCATCAAAGAAAGAGAACTCATATCCCGCCTCAGTCAGTGCATCATACTGATCTTTTGTCTGACGAATCAAATCATTATACGCCTCCAATACCTTAGGGTTCTTTGGATCGTGCTTCATTTTTTCGTACTCGTCAGCTATTCTTTTAGCCCTGTCTACGTCCACTGCAACATACTCCGCCTGTCTTGTAAACGGAATGCCAAACTTCTTGGCATAGTTATCAGCAACACTTACTAAGTTTGGATCAGGACCTGTCACCCCTTCAATCTTTGGAGCGCCCGGCAGCGGTTCAAACTTCCCTATACCCTTAGATGACTTTGTTTTTATACCTGCTTTAATAAACGGCACTTGCCCGTGACCAGCCTTACCTAATGCAGATCTCTCTTCCATCTCTGATAGAGGTGTGCCTTTAGAGTCTGTCATAAAATCTAAAAAGTTCAGCCTGTCCTTAAGCATGTGTATTTTAACCCGCTGACCATCCACTGTTTTCATAACGCCAGCGTAAGCAATGTGACGCCTTTCGCTAGGATCTTTAGATGACTCATCTTCTAGTTTTAACTTAGAAGGAATTTCAATAACCGCGTAAGCAGATTGAGACGGCACTTCAGAAATGAAACCCTCTTCTTGAATCTTACCAAAGCTGTCTATTATATCCTCTTTATTTTTAAGAGGGAATCCCAATTTCTTACTTAACGATTCAAAGTTTATAAGATCTCCGTTTGATTTTTTATCAAATATATTCTTTATCAAATTTGTAACAACTTGCTTTCTCTTTTCAAAAGATGAAAACTCAGCTTTCATAAACAAATCTTTAATCGATTTGTGCATATCTTTTCCGCTGATGTTCATTGGAAACAAATCCTTACCAGTGTATCCGCTTGTTTTAACAGCGCTTGACATCGCGTTCCTAAAAACAGATAACGGAATATCCCCGTCTTCCACCATGTAAGCTATTGTGTCTACAGTTGCAATCATTCCATCAACACTGCTGAGAACCTTCCTGTTAGACCCCTTGCTAACAACCACATACACAGGAGGTCCGTTCTTATCGATGGCATCATTTACTTGTTTGATTATACTTCTGGCAATTTGAGGGGTGGACGCCCAAAAAGTACCGTCGTCATTAAATTTAACCGCGAAGTATATTCCGCCATTACCCTGAAGCACAACCCTGTCCTTGCTTCCTTTTGGCTGTTTAGTTTTCTCGTCGTAAACTATTTCTTTACCAAAGGATAAATCGCCTACCATTTTATTGTCGGGAACCATCGTAAAAACATTATCAGACCAAGCAAATGAAAACACATCAGCGTTATCTACGATGTAACCCTCCTCCCTTAACTTATCTAACTTAGTTTTACCTTGCTCATCGGTTAGATCAGCAAATAAGTTTACATTAAACTTACCGCCTACAGAGGACTTTGCTTTAAAAGTTTTTACAGTATCAACCACCTCCCTTCCTTCCTGCGCCTCAACCTTTGGAGTTTGGTCATACTCGGCAAGTATGTTCCTGTACTCACCGCCCGCAAGCAACGACATGAACTCTTCCCTAGTGTAGGTCTTGTTGTTGTATATGTACTTACATCCCTTCGGCATACTTGTATCTTTTTAGAGTTCGCAATTTACTTTTAATTTTCCTTCCTTCACCATAGCCTTCTCAATTTTATCGAAGTTATCTATGATAAAGTCTAGGTCAGGGTTGGTCGCCGCGATCTGGTCGCGTAACCTGCCAGCCATGATCCTGTCGTCAACGCTCATGGCCGATGCCTGTGCCGCGTCAACGCCTGCTATCTGGGACGCAGACCTTCTAGACTGCTCCCTAACCTTAGCCTTGCTAACTGGCCTTGACTTTGCCAACTCCTTGGCGCGTTCCTTTGCCAGCCTCTTGCCAGCCTGTAGGTCGATAGCCCTGCCGGCAGCTAGTCCAGATGCCATCGCGTTGATGAACTCGACCACATCCTTCTTCGTGGCGCGGTCGCTGAACACGTTCATGCCAGACACTGACCTGAACACGCTGTTCACTATGTCCTTGAACTTGTCGACAAGGGTGGTTGGAAGTTCAAGCTCTTTATCCGTCACCGCAAGCTGGGCGGTAAGCTCTGTTATGAACTCCTCGGGAGACGATTCTTTGTTGTAGTTTTCTTCCGCCCACTTCTTCAACCGGTCGATAGTAGACCCCTCAAACATCTCAAGGACCTTGTCCCTAAACTTAGCATAAACCTCCGGGTCTTGACCGAACACCTCGAGCAGGACGTTGTGCACGAACTCGTGCGGTGCTACGGCAGCGTCGGCGTTCTCCATGTTAATGTATATGCCGTACACGTTCCCGTCCTCGTCGTAAGCAAACGCCCCGCCCTCCTTTGGGTTAAAGTCTTCGTTTCTGCCCTGAGCAACTAACGCGTCGTGCATCTCCCTTGCTGTCTCGAATACAAACACCGGGGTGTCCTTGCCAAATGTTTTTCTGAACGCGCGTGCCGCCTTGTCTAGGTACTCAAGCACCGCCGCCTTCGGCTGTCCCTTGTACTTATCTTTAAGCTCAGTCTTGCGAGATGGTGTATACTCCCCCGGTTTAGTCGTCGCCGTCTCTGCTACGGGCTGCTGCTTTTCAGCTGCCTTTGGTATTGTAAACGCTTCAGTTGTAGCTATAGGTTTGATTACATCGCTATCACTAAAGTCCGGGTAAATGTTTTTAAAATTCTCCTTCGCCTGTTTTTCTAATATCTCTACGATATTACTTGGAGTGTTTTCATTCAACTCATATGAAGCAAAGGAATAGTTGTCTCGGCCTGCCGTCTTATTCTTTCTTGATGTTGCTAATTTAAGGCCGACTACTACATACTTTTTACCACCCTGTTTTACAACCGTGGCAAAGGATGCTTTCTTTTGAACGAGGGCCGCTACTTTTTTAGAAGATTTTGGATTGAACTCTGCGCCTTTAGACGCCTGCTCTATAGCCTCCTTCTCTTCACGGATCATGCCGACCGCCTCCTCTGGGGTGGCGCCCATCTGTACAAAGGCCGTCGCCGTGTCGAGGTCATCTCCCTCAAGCGTGTCGTCGAACTCTATCACAGACATCATGGCGTCGTCGTATGCCGCCGCGTTGTCCGTCTCCTCCTCTATTGTTATAGCAGGCGCGCCGTCGAAGTCTACTTCTTGCGTGCCTTGAACCACTCCACTTGGTGTAGTCGTCTCTGTGCCTGTTCCTTGGTCAGGTTGGTTTTGGACAGTGGTTTGTTGTCCTCCGACACCACCTGATACCCCTTGCTTGTTTTTCTGATCATCTGATTTTAGGTATGGTTGTTCTACATTAAACTCTTTACTTACCTCCTCGAACACGGTGTCGAACATAGCCTGAGGCGCAAGGCCTATGGTCTGCTCTGCTGCCTTGAGACCCACGTCGACGCTGAGGTCGTCGTCCATGATGGACAGGGTGTCGCCGTTCGGCAGCTTCATGTTAGCCACGTTGTTCTGGTCAGGCGCCCATGACGGGTTGCTCTCCGTGTTAACGAACTCGGCGTTAGAGTCGATGTCCTCCTGAGATCCTACAACGACAGCACCCTTGCGGCCTGCCCTGTTGTTGGTACCCTCAGGGACAAACACGTAGTTGCCCTCTGGTATGGTGTCGCCGACGTTGTCGACCATCTTACCATCGGACATCTTCATCGTGCCCTTCATGCCGTTGTACGCTACGGGTATTCCTTCGGCAGCTGCTGTTCTGACGGGGTTGGCTGCTCGTTCATTTGCTGCTCTAGCCTTCTCAATAGTTCCAGCTGCGCGGGCTTGGGTAGCTGTGCTACTTTTAGTCTTCGATCTATACTCATAGTTTTCTATTTTTTGAATCCTTTCTTCTATCACCCGAGACATGCTCAGCTTCTGTTGGTCTGTAAGATCCTCCCTCTTGTCGATGTCGTCCAGCAAGGTGTACAGGTTGTCCTCTGCGGTGGCGATGTCCTTGTCGTTGACAAACTCTTCGCCCTCCATCATCGTCTCCACCTTGCCTACTGTAGGGTACACGGTTGTTACCAAGCCTGACATTACATCTGTCCCAACATCTGTAGGCTCTGGGGCTGGCTGAGCTGCCGTCTCTTTAATTATCTTGTCCTGCTCGTATATAGACATGATCTCTTTGTCGATGCTTTCGATATCCTCCTTGTCTAATGGAAGCAGGCCAGTCTCTTTACGTGCGTCTACAATGCTATTCTTTAACTGAATAAGGTTGAACACCCTGTCCTTGTTATCTCCTGTAAGCTCTGCGTATGACGGTATATTGTTCAGCTCGTTGGCTAATTTTGTTAGCTCACCAAGGTCCTTCATCTCCTCTACCGTGGCACCAGAGTTTGCCCAAGCCACCTGAATATCGGCGCCGTTCTCCCCCATGTTTCTCAAGGTAGCCTGCTCCTGTGGTGTTCTGTACTTGGTACCAAACTTCATCACGCCCAAGAACGCAGGAGGAAGTGATCCGGAAATTCCACTCTCAACAACAGCGCTCATGTTCCACCCCGCGTGAAGTACCTCCCTTCCAACAACACCGTTGACAGCGTTGTTTACTGCTTGGTTCAACACCTCGGATGCGGACTCTTCCAGAAATTCTGGGGCAGCCTCGTTGAATATACTCTTAACATACTGTGGTGCCCAAGCGGTCACCCCATCCTCAAACCCTTTCTCTCTGATCAGGCTGCCTAAGCTATACCTCTGCGCAGGGTTGAAGACGTCGATCTCGTTGAATAAGCTCTCGCCTATTCCACTCATGACGCCCACCATGTTAGCTACCACACCAGCTTCTTGCTCGCTCATGCCGCTCTTTAGCGCCTGTCTGTAGGCGTCGCCTTGGCTCATAAGGTAACCCTGCATAAATCCGGAGGTGACCTGAGCCGCCTTCATCATCTTCGCCCCGCCGCTCAATCCCTTCACAGCAAGTCCGCCCACGCCACCAAACAATATGCTTGTCGCGTAAGAACCAAAAGCCTCAGCCGTCTTGTTCATAAACTTAAAGGCTGAGCTACCCTCTGTAATGCTAGTACCTGACTCTGAGAATATAGTATTCAAGTCAGTGCTAAAGTCATATAATCTTTCAGCAAAAACTTCTACAGCCGCGTTTGATCCAGCGCCACCTAACGCCTCAAGGGTTACCTTTGGCGCCTGAGCAATACTGAAAACTGAAGTGGCTAGCGCTGATCCCATGGTGTCAAACAAGACACCTGCCTTTTCGCTGTACGTCCCCTCCTTTGCTATCCTATTCCTTTCTGCCTTTGATTTCTCGTAAAAATCCTTTTGTATATTAGATCTCCAATAGTCTTTATCTATAAACTCGTATGCCAGCTTAGACTGACCAAGAGAAGTGTAGGTATTATTTAAGCTGTTCAGCTTGTCTTCGGTAACGCCAGTGGTCTGCTGTACCTTATCATAATCCTTAGTCAGCGTGTTGTACTGCTCGTAAAGCCCTTGAAGTTTCTTACTGTTCACTCCCGGTACAAGGTTGCCGTTCTCGTCAAAGATAGAAGAGTACCTTGACTGGACCTCTTTAGCTTTCTCTGACGCTATGTTGTACTGATCGATAAGTTCTTGAGCCTTTACTGCCTCGGTCGGGTTCAGGTCCTGCCTCATCGATCCGTCCTGCGCCATGAATGGCTTAAGCTGCGCTTCAATATTTTGAAGCCCTTGACCTATAGGGGTCATCTCGTCCTTGTACTTGTTGTACTTGACTATGTTCTCGTCGCCAGAAATGTTCAACAGCTTTGACTGGTCCTTGATCTGCTTCTCTACATTCTTCATGTCGTATAGCATACGCTGACCGTCAAGCTGGAATGTTCTCATGTCCATGGTAGACTCGATATCACGAGCCGCCTTGAGATCGCTAAGCTGTCTAAACTGTAGCGCCTCCTTTGTAAACGAGCTTGCAAAATCCTCCTCCTCATAAGACAATTGCTGACCGTTGTTTCTCTTGTAGTCTATCTCGTCCATTCGACTCTTGTACTGAGAATATCTTGACGGGTTAGTCCCGTTAAGGTACATCATAAAGTCGCTCTCTAATGTTCTAAACGCCCTGTCAACGTTGCCCTCTGCTCTTAGTTCAGATATAAGACCGCCGCCCTTCTTCTTCGACTCAAGCAATAGCTCGTCTAGGTTTATATTTTTAAATGCATTGGGCGCATACTTTTGGTATTCAGCAACCTCCTGCATTTTTTTAGAGTGCATGTCGCGCATAGCCTGAACAGACATACCCCTAACCACTGGAGAGTCTGGGTCTAGATTTATTTCAGACGCCAGCTTAGACCTCTCCTGTATTTTGTAAACATCAAATTGTGAGTACAGGTCTGGCACGTCCTGCAATATTGTACGAGGTTTTTTATAGTCGTACTCTGTATCACCTATAGTAGGTACATAACCCGGAGAGTATATACCCTTGTCTAACTCATCCTGTCTCTCAGCTAAAGCGTCAAGATCTTTCTTAGCGCCGGCCAATTTTTTTTCTGCACCAACCTCTCCCGCTTTTACTTGAGACTCATACAGCCTGACCTCTTTTTCTTTGTCGGCGGTAAGCTCTGTAATCTTTGTGCGACTCAGAGCTTCTGTTGACTCGTCCAAGGGCATGGTAGATGCCAAGGAAGGGTTGATATAATACAGCTGCTTGTTAAGTAACTCTATCTTCTTTTGATATAGACTAGATATAGGGCCGCCCTCACGCTTAGACATTGCGTCTCCGTTAGATTCCAGCTGCCTAATCTTGCTGTCTATTTTTAATATCTCTCGGTCCATAGAGGCAACCTTAGCCACGGCCTCACCAGAAATTCCCTTTAGATTATCAGCTACTGTGCGCTGCATATTAGCTGACTCTTTCTGCAAGTCAGGAACCTTAAGAGACATGGTGCCGGTCGGCGTGTACGTGCCAGATGGAATATCTTTCTTTTTTACATCGCCTTGATTTTTACCAACCGCCTGCTGAGACTTCTTTAGTTTTATAAGCTGCTGATTCTCCTGATCGGTGAGCCAGTTACTGTTTGTCTTTAGCGCGCTCTCGTACTTGGACTGGAGGCGGTCGATCTCCTGCTGTACAGGGTCAGACGTTGCGCCACTCGGTTCTGAAGGCTCGGGCTGCTGCGCTGATTGAGCGCTTGAGCTTGCCGCACCACTGCCCGAAGGTGAGGCGGGTTGCTTTCCCAAGCCGTACTTAGTTGTGATAGCGTTGTACCTCTCGTCCGTCAGCTCTTGGTCTGGGGCATACTTAGCATAGAAGTCAAGGAGTAACTGCCTGTCGTTACCCATATACTTGGCGTCAATAGCGGCCAATCTTTCGTCCGTTAATTCCTCGTCCGGCGCATACTTCGTGTAGAAGTCCTGCAGTAACTGTTTTCTATCTGGCATAATTATATTGGGTTCTTAGGGTCAAATGTTTTTGTTTTCGCAGCGGGAGCGGAAGTGGACGCGCCTAACGATGCGATCCATTTGTCGAACTCTTGTTGAACAGCAGAAGGGAATACAACCTTATTCTCCGGGGACATCGGCATGTATATGTCCTCAGCCTCGTGAAACTCCACAACGTACTGGCCTGCGTCCTCTTTTAAAGATGCGCCAACGTCGCCTGCCTGCTTCTGACTTTCTAGGAATGCCGCAGCTCCTGACTGTTCCTCCTTCTTGAACACTCTCTGGGTGGTCTTAGAGCTGAACTTCTTGGCCTTTATCCTTCCAAACACTAAACCGTTTGCGTCCTCCATAGCGTAGAATCCTAAGGGGACAACCTGCTCAGATTTTCCATCCTTTGATGTAAGTGTGATAGGAGTGTAGTCGACCTTCTTCTTGCCTACTATATTCTTGATGCCCATGAAGTTCTTTGGAGCAACCTTCAAGCCCGGGTATATATTCTTATCGGTAACGTCGGCGAAGTCCCATGTGGTCCCCTCCTCTGTCCCCTGACCGTAGTTCACGTATGTGCTGCTGCCCTCCTTGCCTGACGCCTCCTTCCTCTTCTCTCCGAATCCCATAGCGACGTCGGTGTAGTAATCGACAAACTTATCCGGGCTGTCCCAAGATCCTGCCTTGACCCCTTCCGCGTACACGTCGTCCCACTGGTTGTCCTGTGGGTTGAGCAGCGTCTTCTCTATCAGACCCTTTACGTCATTACGGTTCAATCCTGTAGTTGACTGAAACGTCCCGTTGCCGGTCTGTATCTTATTAACCTCTTCCTGTAGACCAAGGTCCTTGATGTACTTGACAGGGTCGAACACCTGCTGGTAGGGGTTGTTGTTGTAAAAATAATTCTTTCTATCCTTGAGTGTAGTCTGCTGTGCGTACCCCTTGTTGAACTCCACGAGGGCGTCCGGGTCGTACTTGGTAGGGTCGGCGGTCACCTTCGCCGTCATGTTCGAGTAGTCAGTCTCTAGCTGCTTGCCCTCATTTGATAGCATCTTTAGCTTCATTATGATCGGGGCTGCCTGCACCTTGAACTCTGCGCTGTCCGGGTCTAGCCCACGCGCTGCGGCGTCTGCCATGATCTCGCTGAACGCCTCGACCTGCTCTGTGATCTCCGCCTGATTGGAGTAGTACACCTCGGCAGGGACGATGTCCTCGAACTTATACTTTGCCCACTTAGCCTTGTTCTCGAGCGCAGCCTTCTTAGCAAGCGCTCGCTGCTGCTGCTCTAGCGTTATAATGTTCGTAAAGAACTGGTTCGGGTCGAACGTGCTCTGGTCTAGAACAACTGCATACCCGCTGTTTCTTTCTGGCGCTATCCCTGCGGCGGGTGCGTTTGGTATTCCTAGTTCCATTATTTTTTATATCGATTTTCTATCATAGCCATGGTTGCGGGCATAGGTAGCATCGCTGTTTTCCATAGCTTGTTTTCTTTTGTTCCTTCAGTATTTACCCTTTCTATAAAAGTTTCTGCGGACATATTTTCATCAGATTCTTTGCTTATCCTAGGGAAATCATCCATGTACACCATGCTTCCTATTGTTCTTCTTGCCCCATCTCTATCGTCATCACTTGGGCACTTGCCTTTCATGTTACACTCTTCCCCTTCGTAAGTCCAGTTACCTTGCATAAAATCTTTCCATGGGATGTTAGGGTCTGTAGCTACCTTACTGCTTGTTTCACTATCTCCAAATTTAAACGCAGCGCCCTCACTCGGTGTTGCTTTTGAAGAACCTATATAATTACCTTCGTCGTCTACTATGTCTGCGTATAAGTCAGGGTACTCTTCCTTCAACGCTTTAAGTTTAGGCTTCATTTTATTCTTAACACTTTGCAAACTACCCTTAGGATGAGTCGCCCTCTCTAACCATTTCTTTTCGTCTTCACTTAGGTCTTCTTTGAATAAAAATTCAATTGCATTCTTTTGGTCTTTAGGTGACAAGCTCGTTCCTCTCTTCTCGTTTAGATCATCAATATCTTTGAAATATCCTTCTTGGTCTATTAAGTCACCCAACATAGGTATAGCAAACCACGCAGGGCTATGTGCAGACGTTGATGAATAACACTTGCCTGCTTTACAATCTTCGGAGTTTTGATAATTATTTACAGCAGCACGCCAATCCACAACGCCATTTACCATAGGTAGGGGAACTTCTTTAGTGTATGGTTCCCAGCGTCTAGTTTGTCCCGGCATTGTGCCTAGCAACTCTTCGCTTTTATACGTCATTGTCACCTCTCCATTTTCAGGCTCAGTCGACGCCTGCTCCGCAAACTTCTGAAGCGAAGGGGACGACTTGATAATGTCCATAGGAAGGCGAGATACCATCTGTATCGTAGATTGCAACGGGGTTATCTTTGAAATGGCAGGAGCCTCTGGAGCTACCACCGCTGGTGTTGCAGGTGCTGCCTCATTAGGATCTGGTGTTGCGTCGCTTATTAGCACCTCTTTTCTTAACTCAGAAAGTTGTTTGTATAACTTATCATCAAGTTCCTTATCTTTTCTGACAGAAGGATCATTCCGTTGTCTTTCCAACTCACGATATTTTTCATAGTCTTCTTTTGACTTCCATACATTTCCATTTGCCGATGTAAACGTATTGTCGCCAGATGACTTAACATCTCCACTTGGTGCTGCCGCAGCCGCAGCCGCCACATCCTGTGCCTGCATCTGATCCTTAATGTATTCTCCCTCTGGTATAGCGCCAGCCTGTACCGCGTTCATAGTCTGCTGAGCCTGAGCAAAGCCGGGGCTTACAATAGCTGGAGCAGGAACTGCTGGAGCAGGAACTACTGGAGCAGGAACTACTGGTGCGGGCTGAGAAGGGATCACGGCTGTAGGCTGAACTGGTGCTGTATTTGAAACGACAGGGGGCGTGACATTTAGTGCACCTACACCTCCGTTGTTAGCCGTTCCAGTTGTAAAAGAATTTCCACCAGTCGCCTGATTGACAACGTCGTTAAAAGGCTGCTGGTTAACTAACGGCGACTCAGCCAACCCGTCGGTAACTCCGGGGATTGTGTTGAACTGTATGCCTGTAGTCTGGCCCGGTATCACGCTTGTTGCGTTGGCATCGCCCATCATCGGGGAAGATGACCTTACCCTTTCCATTATACTCTTAAACTGTGGCTGGCCTATACTATTAAATCCTTGTAGGTTGGGGTTAAACTGAGGTGTGCTGGCAGGATTAAAAGACTTTAAAGTCCCGCCTATTCCTTGTACATTGGACATGCTCTGACCTACCGCGTTGTTGTAAGGTGTTAAATTTACACCCTGCTTGTTTATAGGATTATCAAACATCCCCATGCTCTTCATCATGAGAGCGTTCGCGCCCACACCGGCAAGACCCTTGACCGCCTGATAGGCGTTGATCTTCCCAGCCTCCGCAAGAGCAGATGCTGCCTGTGCCTCCTCGGCATAGGGCTGGTACACGTTAGTCATCCACGCCTTGTCCTCGTACTCTCCACGGGTCATCAAGGCCTGCTGTGCTAGCTGGTCGCGGCGCTGGTAGTCCTGAGCCGCAGCCAACGCCATCTGGTTCTGTGCGCCCATCTGTGCGCCGTAGACCCCTGTCATCGCTGCCAAGGCCTCTGGCCCAGACGTCGCGTTCTGTGTGATATTGTAAAGGGCGCCCGATGACGCCTGATCTATAGACTGTTGATAAGCATCCTGACCCGGCATCTGAAAAGAACTCGCCGCGTTAATAGCGCGCTGAGTTCCCTGCATGACACTCTGTGGAATCTCATACTGCGGGCGCTCTAAATTATCAAGCATCTTGCGGGCCTTACCACTCTGGATAAAACCCTGAACGCCTTGAACCACTGCGGGTACGGCGGACATTGCAACCATTGCTCCTAATCCTACTGGCATAGTAAATATATTTATTACAAATGTAGTAAAAACATATCAACGAAGAGCGGCAACTAACAAAGACTTTTACTCTATAGCCTCGCTCGGGACGTAGTTAACCTTCGCGCTGATCACCACAATCTTATCTGCCGGTGAATCAAAGCTCACGGTGTGCGCCGCTGTGTAGCCACGCATCTCCTTGCCGTTCAGTCTAGCCAAGTCCACCGTGGCTAGGTAAGGTATGTCAACGTTCTCGTCAAGCTCGTCCCTCTGGTACTCAGCCCACACACCGTTCTCGTACTTCTCAAACAGTGAGGTGTCTATTGTGGTGGCCATCGCCGCATAGTTCAATCCCTCGGTGACGTTCACGTATACCGTAGGAACGGTGTTGGTTCTCAAGCCCAAGGCTAGTGGCCTCTTGACTAGCAACGGCGAGTGGTTGAACACGAACTCAAAGTCGAACGGGTACTGTACACCAAAGAAGTTACACTCCGTGCCCTCGTTGCACACATACAGCTGGGCGTCGTTGCCGAACTCTACAGCATACCCGCCAAGGTTCTCCGTCCAGTCTGGCACGTACTGTAGAAATGATTTCCATCTGCCCTCGCCAAAATTAAACGCGGCACCGTATGAAGACTCGCCGTCTGTTATCCAAAACTTATACTCGGCGTTGAACTCGTCCACCCCGCTAACGGAATCCCATGCGGATGGTCCGCCATTCAGCGCAATAAAGTTAGTCAAGGATGTGGTGTACTTGTTGAACTTGAGCTTCTCGCTTGAGATGTCCTGCTGCCCATTGTTCAAAGACATAACAAACATACCAGAGTTGTAGTCGTAGTAGAACAGCTGACCCTCCACCACGCGCACGCTGCCCGGGTGTACCGTTCCGTATAAGCTATCGTAAGGGTTGACACCACCGAATGTTCGGTCGGTGTAGCTAACGTTCTGTCCGCCGTCACCGCCAACAGCCATGGTGCGCTGTATGTAAACGCTCGTCTCCTTCCTTGCCTGTATGACCTTGAGGGTGTAGCCGTTTATGATAATACGATTGATCGATCCAAACTCCTCGCTCATGTCCTGCTTGTTCAGCAGGTTGAAGTCAAAGCTGCACAGGTTGTTGTTGTTGCTGTTGTCTATGTAAGCGCCGCCGTGTATGATAGATGCTGTAAGCTCGCGTCTTCTGAACAAGGTATCCTGTATACCTATCCTGCCGTAGTCACTCCAGTTACTGATGTAGTAGTCGGATACGCTAGGGTCCTCGACGTAGTACCTCCATAGCCAGAAGTTATCTGGTAGCTTGTTGGATATCCTTGGTCGGACATACACGTCACCGAAGTTTAATTCTAAAGTAGCAGGCGTGTCGTCCGTCTGGTTCGTGTTAAACGTGTAGGTGAGGTAAGTCAATCCGGGTGACGGGTCAGCTACGGTTATAGTACTCTCGTCGGCTACAGGGTCGTAAGAAACAAATGAAACCTGAACAATAAATGAAAACCCTACCGCCGGCGTGAACGTGATCGTGTAGTCGCTACCCGAATCGGTAAGCACCGACAGGTCACCGCCCACGACAAAATCAAAACCTCCGGGCGCTGGGCTAGAGATAACATCCTTAGCCGCGTAGCTGTCCCCCTCGTGCTTCCTATTCGCCGTGTACGGGTTGAGGATGTTCTTGATCATCCCGATCTCAAACCAAGGCTCGTTGATCGCATCCTTTCTAGGGGTGTATATCTCTATCAAGAATCCGCCAGACTCGTCTACCAGAGGCACGTAGTCAAACTTTGTTACCCATATAGCCTCGGCACCATCCTGACCGCCAGCGGCGTCATAAGACTGCACCTCTACCTCTATATAGTTGCTAACATATGCAGGCAAGGTATCCACAAATGAGGCGGACACGGTAAGGAATCTTACAATATCCCCCTTCTGCGGGGTGTGGTTGACGTTCGCTTGAAACGCGCTCTCGTAATAATTATCAAGGGTCAGCTTCCACAGCTGAGGGTTCTCAACATCAAGCTCTAGTATAGTAACGGTACGGTACTGAAAATTCAAAACCTCCGTGGTCTTCCTAGCTAGTATCTGGTAGTACCTAGCCCAGCTTGGAGGTTCATGCTTCACGTACATACGAGGGGATACCCAGTACGGTGAGTGAGTGTCGGCAAATTTATCTGTAATTTCTATCCCATCCTGTGATGGGTATGGGACGTACACGCTTGCCGTGTCAGAAGTTAAAACACCCCCGCTTCTCATTCCCCTGTCGTAGTACTGTATACCGAACTCGTGAGTCGCGCCCTTCTTCAAAGACTGGTACGGCTTTGTAAGAATTAAAGTTTGACTCTGTCTTTGCCCCATAGCCTGAAGCCAGACCGTTGCGTTTGGTGCGCCAGTCGGCTCAATATTGCCAGTCAATAAACTGATTGCACATGGATATCCTGCGCTTGTTAGTGCAGTAACTAAGTCATCCCCTAAATTCGCTAATGTTCCGGCAGCTACATCTGCGGCTGTTATAACAAGATTAATATTAAAAAAAGTACCCGCGCTAATTGTAGGATCGTTCTGAAATTGAAAGGAAATAATATCACCCTCTTGATAAGGAAACGTTGTAAACACAGAATCAAAATCAACTTCTTGTATAACTCCAAATTGATTTTTAACATCATAAAAAATTATTCCACTCTGTGCAGTCGCGTTCCTAATCTCATGCAGCACCCTAGCCCCGTCTAAGTCAATCTCGATTGGATCATAACCCTCAACGAAATTACCGTAGCACAGCTGCTTGGTCGGGAGTAGCTCCATAAAGCCGGACACCTGAGGCACGCGGTCATAGTTTCTTAAGCCCTCGGCGAGGGTGATGGGTATGATAGCGTTGAGTCCGTTGAAGACAACCTCATAAGTCGTGTCATCTGATATACCCTCGAGCGCCTTGTCAAGCTCGGTGAACATTCCAAACTGTCCGATGTTACCAGAGCGGACAGCGACCCTCAACTTTTTTACAAGGAAGCTACCTGTCGGTACCTCAAGCGTTATGATGTTCTCTGCAAGGGAGTCCAAGTAGTTACGACCGCTGATGAACTCCTGCTCCACCGGGATCGGAAGCTCTGATATGGGGGACCACACACTCTCCTCGTCGTTCTCGTACACCCACTGTGTCATGAACTGGTATAGCTGCCCGTATAATTTATTTGAAAAGATGTTAGGGTCTGTGCCGTACTCTATTGTAGCCGCCGCGTATGGTGGCGGGTACTTGATGACGTCGAGTACCTGCTCGGTTATGCTAGGGTACCCCGCTATAGCGGAGTCGATGTTCAGCATGCGTGGGGGATTAAAATCCCAGTAGCCCTCGGCGTCTATGATATAGGAATTGAAGTAGCCGTCGGTCCAGAACAGTAGCCTGTTAGCAACCTTGGCGTCGTACACCTTGCTCGTCACCTTGAAGTTCAAGATGCCGTCCTGTAATATTAAGGTAAAGTCCTGAGTGGATATGTTGTACTTCCAGATGCTGTGGTCAAGGTCACTGTTGTGAACAAAGAACACGATCGAGTTATCCTCTACCCATGGGCAGCTGCCTATGACGGTGTTGATACCAGCCGCCAACTCATCGTTCTCGTACAGCAGGTTGCCAGCCATGGACGTGATCGCCCCGTTGTTGCTGTCCCCTGCGTTACCGCCACGCGCGTTGTTAGCTGATCGGTAGTCCCCCTCGGGGATTAGCCTCTCCTCGTCGTCGGTGTTGATGCCCCCGTAAAAGAATAGATCCTGTGACTGCTTTGCCATCTAAAAGAAATTTGAACAAAGATAACAAAAAAAGACCCACCTTATTTTGAATAAAGATTATCTCAAGTTCAGGCCGCTTCCCTTGTACAACTCGTCGAGTAGCTCTCTGAGTGTAGGAGATTTTGCGAGGATGTTGCTGTCCCACATAGAGTCCCTGTACTGTCTCTCCTTGTCCTTGCTCCTAGCGTAAGCCTTGTCGATATCGCTGTGCTCGTGTATCTGCCATATAAGATAGTTACGGAAAGCATCCACGTATGGGAGCGGGATGAAGGTGAACTCGCTTACATTCTTTCCGGCACTAAGGTACTCTACAACCCCCCTGCCCACCGGGATACTCTCCGAAAATAATATGCGTCTATTCTCATGGTCAACCCTGTAGTAGTTGACGTTCTTTCCGCCGCCCTCTCCGTACCTCACGTATGAGGCGTACCAGTAACCGGGCATGAAGTATCCGTCCCCCGTGTCTGATGTCTTTGCAGGCTCGCACACGCCGGGCACGTCGTTAAGGTTAATCGTGTTGTCGACCGTCAGGTCCCATAGCCTGCCACCGTGAGCGTAAGCCACACGGCTGATCGCTATAAAGTCTGCTGGCATTGGCCACACCCTGTTCGCCAAGTTTATCTCGATAGGCTCGGACACCAGAGATGGCATCTCAAACCCGCGTAGTTTTTCTTGATAGAAGCTGACAGCTATCTCGAGTAGCCACATATAGTCAGAGCTTGATATCCCTAGATTCTTTGTTCTGGAGATGGTGCTGAGCACTAAGCTCTGTATGTTCTTTACTGGCTGGTCCATTATTTAGCAGGCTGTGTTGGTTTATCCGTGTCCGCGACGCGGTTGTTGTATATCTCTTCAATCGGACTCGCCTGATCCCTCATCATCTGAAGAACCATAGAAAACATCTGGGACTGCATACCCTCCACGCAAACGTTGTCGTTGTCTGATAGGGCATTAAAGTCTGGAAGTATCTGCAAGTCTATCTTGGTCTCGTTAGGGTTGGCGGAGAAGTACATCTTGTTTCCAACTATCCTGTCCACGGAGCACTTGATCATTGGTAAGAGGTAGGACATAATGTTCGCCTCCTCAATCCCCTGACTCACCGGGAAGTACTTCTGCCCCTTGCTAACCCACACTATTCCTGCAAGGCCGTTGATTGGGCTTACCGGAAGTACTATGTAGTACTGACCGTTGGCGGTCATGACGGTGCACTCGTATGGCAGCGCCATGTTGCGTACCATCTTCTTATTCTGAGACGCCAAGTCTGCGTACACCATACTCACCAGCCTTGATATGACCGGCTTCGGGTACTTGCCCTGAAGGTCGCTAGGCGCGTCACCTCCAGCAAGGCGGTTCTGAATAAGTTCTAATAATACTCTCTTTGTTATCATTGACCTTGCTTAGTTTGTGAAGTCTGGTAGTTGAACTCGTCTCTAATCTTGATAGCGTACTCTCTCACGATGAGGTTAACCAAGTCCTCGTACACCGCCTCTGGAAACTCGAACTCTACACTCTCGCTCGGCGTCCCTACTGGGAGCACGGATGAGTTTGTGTGCACCGTCCCCGGTGGTAAGTATATCGGCCTCCCGCCAATGATGTCGTAGTCGAACACCGGCGTGGCTGGCCTGCGTACATAAGTAAATCCTATATAAGTTATGCCCGTTGGTCTTACAAGGAATCGATCGTTCTCGTCAACAGCTATTGGCTGCTCTAGTGTCGGGAACATTAACTCGGTAGACATCCTGTAGCCAAAGTCTTGCTGGTTAAGGAACTCGACCATTCTCAAATTCTCCGTGTATGTACCGCAAGAGTTCAAAAACTGACTGTATGAGGATCTTGCCGTGTAGTAATAATCGTCCGGATACTCTCCGTACCCGTAGCTATCAAGCTCTATAGCGGGAATGTTTGGGCTGCCCACGGTCACGATGAAGGGGTAGAGATCTCGTGAGATCTCCTGCTTCTCCTCGAACACCTTGAGCAGCTCGTTTATCTTATACACGCATATCCAAGGGAGCAGGGCGTTGAAGTTGTTCGGGGTAACATAACCACCGAACTGATCCTTGCCTAGCTTCTCTAGTGTGCGAGCGTATATGTCCCCTAAGTTGAGCATTATATTTAATCTTTATTTTTAATACTGTCTGTAAGCAAAGCCATCTATAGCGTAGAAGGTATTACCAATCTCCGAGCTTGAAACTACAATGACAGTGTTTGTGTTGAACGGAAGCGAGGTGACTGGGTCAATATTAAAATCTCCTATCACCGCCAATGCGCCGCCAATATTAACCGTACCGCCTATCTTCCAGACACCGTCGGCTGGAACATAGCACAAGTTAAATTGTATATCATAAGCGTTATCACCAACCACTAGTCCAAATACAGTTGTGTTAGTATTTGAATTTACAAATTTTATTTCAGTCGCTACGTCTGAAGCTGTTCCCTTTATATTAAACTTGTAAAATATTTTTTCATTTAACCAATCGGCTGGAATGAATAAATTGGCAGAGCCTTCCTCATCAACATAAAAGCCTAGCATTCTAAATTTATGCAAGCCGTTAACGGTAGTCGTTAAAGTGTTTACTTCGTTTGTTAGGTCTAATAAATCATTATACAAGTTTGAAATGACCGTCTGAATGTCGGTAAGCCAAGCGTTGATTAAATTTATTTGATTTCCTAAACTAGTCACCTCGTTGAGTATGATGGCAATAACATCCCAGATGTCTTGAATATCATCAAGGTATGTGCTAGGAGTTAATGACGCTAAGAATAATTGAAGTTGGTCTATTGCATCTTGAATATCACCAGCCGCGTTTTGAGATTGAGTTAAATACGTGGCAATGTTTACTGTGTATTGAGAATATTCTGGGAAATCCGCAATGAAAGCATCAAGCAACGCCACTATCCCGTTTAAGTCCGTTACGACAAATCCAAACGAAACCTCCAAAGCATTTGTCCAAACCTCTAGCTGGTCAACATCATCCGCAAATGTTGAAGACGTTGGGTCTAGCGCTAGAGCTGCTGATTGTATCTGAGTTACTTGCGCTAAAATACCAAGAAGGTCTGCATCGTATGAAGCAATAGCCGCAACAATGGCGTTGTAAGCCTCTAGAGCGTCTGCATTTTCTTGAACCGCATTACCAAGCCCGATGACTTGAAGGTTTAAATTATCAATCTCTGACTGTATCTGAGCGATTATAGACGTTGCGTCTAGGTTGCTGTTGTCAACCCAGTAAGGTACGTCCTGATTCTCATCGCAACATCCGCAGCTGCACTCTCCGCTCTCGTCAAGCACAGACTCTAGCTGAGCCACAGTCGCAGCGTACATGGCGTTGTTCCCACAAGTCTTGTACTCCTTAGCCAAGGCATACAGCTGAAGTACCATAAGTATGGTAGCCTCAAGACCGCTCGCCTGACCTCTCTGGAATGACGCGTAGTACTTGTCCTTTAAGCTCTCGATGCATGGCGTGAGACCACAGAGTGTTCCAACGCATGTTACAGCCGTCTCGCCCGTATCCCTTACAGTGTAAGTGTAGACAAGCCCGTCGTCTTGGGTCACGCTCATGTTCAAAACAAGCACGTGAGTCCATGTGCCGACAGCAAGCTCGTTAAAGGTTAGGCTAGGAGATGTCGTGGTAACCGGGTTTGTATCAGGCTCTGGGTACAGACCGTTAGGGTAGTATCCGCTAAGTGATCTGCTCACAATAACCTGACCCGTAGGGATCACAGAGCTGTCCGCAAATATGATCTGGCCGAACTGTGTGCTCTCGCAGTCGTATGTTGTTGTCACCGCAGGGGTAACAAAGTTGCACCCGTTCCATGTGTAAGTGCTGCCAGCAAAGGCTGCGCGGGTAACGTCAAAGGAAAAAGTTCCAGTCGGTATACCCTCGTTCACTAGGGTAGTCTGTGTGACTACGATTGTGGATATATCATCGCCCGTATCATAAGTAGCCGTAGCTACAGTGAACGTGCCGTTGTTCTCGGTCTCCGTGTTGCCTGTAGTCACGATGCTGTCTCCAGCTATCAGCACCCTACCAGCCTCGGTTAAGTCAAAGTTAAACGTTGAAGGGGCGTTCACCTCGTCAACAGACCCGCCCGTGATAGCGTATCTCAACGAGTATGTGAACGAGTAAGTCCCGTTCAGGATCTCCCCGTTAGAATCTAATGGCAGGTTGAACCATGCGCTGTTCGTGGTGGACATCAAGTTCACCAGAGGGCTACCAACCGTTGTCCCGGTGTAGATCGCCACGCCGGTAGGCCCGGTGACAACACCAAGACCTTTAGCGTTCAGAGCCGATAGGCTTATCCCCTCAGCCACATAGTTTGATGCGTCAACAATTCTTCCTTTCTTTGTTACCGCGTTTATTTCAAGGTATACGTTAGCTGTTAGAGCCATGGTCTTTAATATATTTTAAGCAAAAATACAAAAACACTTTGTTAGTACAACGAATTAAAAAAGAAATTCCCCTCACATTGGAGGGGAATCTCTGAACCAAATAACAAATCAATTAACAAATCAATTAACAAACCACTTTAATAGAACCACAAATATAGTTATCCTCTGAGTGTCTGACAAATTTCTCCTGTTAAAATATTATAATAACCGCTGTAGCTATCATTCTTTCCCTGTGCTGGCATGAACTCTATGTACAGCTCAAGGATAGCCTGACCGGCAGCAGGATCGTAGGTTAGCGTGTGCTCCACCGCGTTGTACACTGCATTTCCTTCCGCCTCGACTAGAGATATTGATCTAGAACTAGGGTCAGACTTTAGGTATCTGCGCTTGAAGCTCTCACCCTCATTGCCGCTTGAAAGGCTTGTGGTGTCACCAACCTGCCCGTTATTATAAAGTCTCCACTCGACCACATAGTCACGGCCAGTCATGTTGTAGCTTGTCTTCAACGATCCAATCTTGTAAAAGTCTGAGATGACCCCGTTGATAAATATGTTGCCGTCATACACACCACCTGTTGCCGGCGTGATCTGAGGAAAGATGTTTGTGAAGCAAGTCGCAGGGTCCCTGTTCTCTACAATCACAACAGTCTTTGAACGCTCGATCACTTCCTCTATCGGGATAGAAAGCATGGTAGCTATCTCGTCGTGGGTCATGTAGACATCGCGTCCTCTGTACTCACAGACAATGGGCATGTTATTCTCTCTCTCAATAGTCCAGCCGCCCTCGACCTCGTTTATCTTTAGCACCTCCTCGAATACGTCATAGGTAACCTTGTTCGCGTGAAGCCAGTTCTCTCTCTGCATATGGAACACGTGAGATGATTCCTGTTTACCCTCGTAAGTGTACCCGTGCTCGTGTATAAGATTGTGCACAAAGTTCAAAGCATAGGCGCCGTAAGGGTCCTCAATCTTTTGAGGCGTCGTGTACACCGTCTTCCACTCGTAGAACGATGGGGCTTGCGGGCGAGGCGTCTTGTTTATGCGTGACGCTGCAAGGTCCGCCTTGTACTGTGCCTGTATCTCAGCTATTACCGTCGGAGACTTTCTCGTGTAAACCTTGTTGATCACAAACTTACTGGAGATTCTCTTGACAATTACCGAGTTTTCCAATTCCTTTAACTCAAGAGGTAGCCCGAGCGTGTTAAAATCTAGCGTCATATATATTGTTTATTTGTTATACCTAAAACTTATAGCCCTTGGTATAGTTAATTAAATTTCATTTGGTGGTATCTCTAAATCTGGAATTGGCTCTAACACATCAACGCCCTTTACAATCGCGTTGTATTGAGCAAGAGTCAATGTCTCGGTGTTCTCCGTACCAACAAAAGTTTTTGAATAGATTAAGTACATCTGCTGCTGTACTATTAGCTTAGTATCCTCTAAACTTGTGGGATAGTCAACATCCTCACACTTCTGGGTAATAGACATCACTACTTTTTGGGAGTCGTTATCATTGAACGTGTATGTGTACTTGTAGTATATCATCGTTTTAAATTAAAGGATTCACCACACCAATCAACTGATGCAGACCTAGTGTTTAAAGTTCCTGCCGAGCCTCCTAGTCTATAAAAAGGAAGTCCACCATAGTTACCAGACACCCTTGTAAATCTATAAGCAAAGGAGTAGGTTATGCCGTCTGTTGAATAGAAGAAGATAGCGTCACCGCTATTTGACGAGGTAATAAATATTCCTAGATAGATGTAAGTAGCGGCGGTAATTGGTACTGTAGTCGCTGTTAGTATAGTTAATGAATTGGCCACATTTGTAATTCGAATATTCCAAAAGGCGGGGGTCACACCACCTGATGCAAATGTCGGCATCTCCCACATTAATCCCGTCTGCCCGTTTGTTGCTACCGTAGATGTTGAGGCGTTCAGTCCAGCATTAAAATTCCAATCCTGCGCAGCCGTTGGCACCGTGTCAATCTTTACTTTTGATACCCATAGCTGGGGACACAAGCCATTAACCCCGAATACAGTACTTCCTCCAAACCTTCTATAGTCCACACTTGCATATAAAAATCCGGTGATAGTTGTTCCTGCACTCAACCTCATTACCCCCCAATCTGTATTAGTCTCAGCGCCCGACGCTAGACCAGATCCGGTACCAGAAGTTACCCCGTAAAACATTTTAGTTGCCTGAGAACCCGTGGTAGGGTTTATATTTTCAAAGTCATCATAGAAGTCAAAGCCGCCCTGATTTGGGTGGGTGTTAAATTGTGACCATCTTGTTCCCGTGTAAAGAAAGGTTATCTCCCTTTCAGGCATCAAGAAGTATGGAGACTTTTGTGCTAACTTAAATCTATTTGTGGCGGTTGATGTAGTAGCCTCGTTCTCAATAATAACTACATTATTTGTTGAACTGTTTACTATTGTAACTATTTTACCAGCCGACGGGTTTGCTAGTCCACCTAAACTTATAATGTTGTTTGTATTGTTTGGGGTAAAGTCAATAACCTTTACTACATCTACAGCGCCGGGCCATCCCGTAGGTGCCCAGTTATCCTCTCTAGCATTGGTAGATGTAGCGGATATAACAGCAAGGTCCACGTTGGGTACATACTCGTTTGACCATACCCCGGCCACCGAGTCGTACAATAAAGTCTGACCCGTTAACGGGGATGATATGAGAACGTTGTGAAGCTCGTCCAGCTCATAGCCGTTGTCTACCTTCACAAATATTTTTCCATGAATTGCGTGGGCGTACTCCACGTACCCCACAATGACAGAGTGCTGCGGCGCCGTCGGCTTAACGTTGGTGATGGCGCCAGCTGTCGTCGGGGAAAGGTACAGGACCTGACCGTCCACCCACGTCTCTCCCTGTAAAGAGCCTGTGGTGTTGATTTCCTTTACCTGACCAGACACGGTAATAAAACCTTCCTGATTTCCAAGAATAGTCTCGGTCACTATACCAAGGGTACCCGCCGAGTTGGCGTCGTTATCACCCTGTGCAAGCCTAACCGAAAGTCTCTGTCCCGTGGCACCGGTAACCAGCACCACCTGATAATTAGCCTCCAACAAATCTATTAAAGGTGTCGTCTTGTTGACCACCCTAGCCACTAACTCTTGACCAATTTGAAGAGTCACGTTGTTACCCTTCAGCCTCAAATCCATCGTGCCGTCGGTATCGTTCCATCGCATTCTCCCTACCTGTAAAGCATTAGTAGGAGTAAGGTCAGCTTGAAAAAAGTCTGACGTGATTCCGTGAGTACCCAAGTCAACGTCGCCTGTCGCCCCGGTGTACGGAACAAATCCTCCGCCAGAAGATCCACCTACCTGAACATACGCGGAGCCGTCCCAACGATAGAGGTAGTTAGTGTCCTCTGCTATGTAGATCACATCCACAACCCCGGTTGCTGGGAATGACGCCAAGTCCGGATAGGACCTCACGCTGAGTGTTCCCAGATCCGTACAGCAGCTAACAAACAAGGTAGAGTTAAGGTACTCGTAAACTTCCCTAACCTTCAGTATATAATCGTTGACATCAAAGTTAGGCTGAGGCAATGCGGTATAAGGCTTGCCGTCTATATCGATAAGACCTATCACGGTAAACACGTACATCGACTCGCCGTTCACAATAGCAAACAGCTTGTTAGTCGCCATGTTGATCTCTATCTGGTCGGTAACCTTCAAGGACAGGACAACCACGTCGTTCGTGTTTATAAACAAGATACGACCCGTGGCGGTCTTCTCTATAGACTTTAAGTCAGCCTCGATGTTGTATACCATAGTACAAAAATAAATAAAGGCGGTCAATTAACCGCCTTTATTATAGTTATTTTTAATCAATTACTGTAGAAGACTCTGCAAGAACTCCACATCCTTTGGGCTGACGTTCAAGAACTCTAGGAGACCAAGCTCCTTCTCTGTCTTGTTCTTACCCTTGGACTCGACGATGGTCTTAACCTCGGCGCCGTTCTTGTTCTTCACTGTCCAGAAGCCATCCTTCTCTATCAGCAAGCCTTCCTTGGTAAGGGACTTGATAAGAGAGTTCACGTTAGACTCACCCTTGCTAGAGTTTGCCATGGCGTCCACGTTAGCAACGGCACGGTCAAGTCTCTCTCTGAAGCCGTCCCTGTTAGCAATGGCACGGTCGTACAACAACGTGCGGTCGTCGTCCTCTACACCTGTAGGCGTGAACGCGAGCAAGATCATCACGTTGTTCAGCTTCGAAGAACTCATGCGAGTCTCGTCCACCAGCAACATAGACATGTACTTGTGCTGAACGCTTACATTAGCGATACGAGCCTTGGCCTCGGCAGCTGGTACCAAGAAGTAGAACCTTCCGGCAGGGTTAGCCACCACGTTGTTTGTAAAGTTAGAGCTGTAGAAGTACAGTGCCACCAGCTTCTCAAGGTTAGCCACCGGGTCGATAGGCATGCCGTTGTGTACCGGGATGTGCTTTGCATTAAAGATAGGCTCGCCAGTCTTGCTGAAGGTTGGCTGCGTCTCCGCATACATCCACTGGTGCATCATACCGTCCTCGCCCAAGAACCTGCCCGTAGGCTTGACCATGGTCGGCAATCCCTGAACCTGCTTGGTGCCCAGAGGAACATCTGTAATTCCTGCCCTGAACGTGGTGATTGATTTAAGACCAGCATTGTTCAAGTTGATGATGACTGGAGCTTTCTTCTTCCCTGTGAATGAGTTCGGGAAGATGCCCTTTAAAATTTCCAACTCTTTAGAAAAGTCGGTCTGTCTTTTTCCGTCAATATATAACATGTTGCATTTAATTTATGAGACAAATATAAAACAAAAAAAGGTAGCCTTGGCTACCCTTTTTATATATGATTCCTGTACTAGGATTACAATGAACTGTCGTACATGTAACCGCACTGCTTCAATGAGAAGAAGTCAAGACCGAAGTGAGTCAAGTAGTGAGTCAATCGGTTGTCGATGTCGTTCGTTGGAACAGGCGCGTTAGCTCCAGTCTCCCAAATCTTCAACATACGATCCTGACCGTTGTCACCGTTCACACCGTAAGCAAGCTCCATGTGACGGCGGGTCATACCCTGAGCGTCTACACCTGAACCTGAAGGCATGAAGTATGCTGTGTTAGCAAACAAGTTGCCAGACACACCACCAACACCGAACACTTGTGGGTCATAAGACAAGTCAAATGAGCGAAGGTTGAAAACCATACCCTCCTTAACAACGCACTCGAAGTCGAATGTTGCGTACATGCTCTCAACGTTCTCAGCTGCTCCGAAGATCATCTCAGCAGACTGACGACGAACAGCAGAGATGTTAGCGTTCTGGAACTCAGTAGCCAACGCAGCTTGAAGTGGACGGTTGATACCGCGACATAGCCATCCCATGAAGTTGTTGTCAGGGTTGTTAGGCTTCAATGCGTCGATCAACGCGTTCAAGTCCTCAATACCAACACCTGCACCTGTAGTGTCAACGTTCACACCGTTTGCCAATGTAGCGAAGCGGTCCATCATACCGTGAGTTGTCTGTGACAACGATGACTGATCAGACTCGATACCTAGGATAAGCTGACCGATAGTCGACTTAAGGTGACGGAACTCAGCCTGCGTGCGCTGAACACCACCCCAGTTACCTACGAAGTTTCCGTTCTCGTCAGTCTCAGGGAATAGCTGGTCAATAGCAGCGTTACCTGTGATAAGTGCAGAAGTCTTCAAAGTCTGTAGCTTGAATGAGAACTTGTCCCATGAGCTAGACTTTGCGTTTGGCTGTCCACTGTTCTCGTTGTAAGCGTTTGAGTAGATAGCGTACTGCTTGCCTGCTGTAGGCACGGTCCAGCTTGTTCCTGTCAAAGACTTTGCTGTAACAGTAACATCACCAGATGATGGGATGTCTACAGTTATTACTTGACCACGTGTGTTTGTAGCCATGTCCATGATAAGGTCACCCTCTGTCACGTACACTGTGCGTGTAGATCCAACGGTCTCGATCTGAGCGTCAGCAATTGTGAACTCAAGAGTTCCTCCAGTTGAACCAGAGTCAGCCTTAACTTGGATGTAAGTGTCGTAGAAGCTCTCCTCGAAGTGGAAACCGCCCGATGCGTTACGGATAGGGCGTGTAGCTTGCATACGCTTCAAGAGCAACAAGTCGTCCATGAACTGACCGTACTGCTTGAATAGTTTTGTCTGAAAGTCTGGACGTACAAAGTCAGACACCGCAAGGATGCTCGACTGCTGATAGCCAGAGGTGTTAGGGGCCACCGAGTTCGGTGAATATTCTAATGCCATTTTTTTTTAAATTTTAATTATTGGTTGGGTTATCTATTCTGCTTCCAGCTCTCCATAGCCTGTTCTGCTGGGCTGATCACCTTACCCTGTTGACTTGGTGGTGTCACTCTTCCATTTGTTATCGGGCCGAGATTGTGCTGTTCTCGCACAATTTGTTCTCTTATCTTGCCCTCAGCCGCCTTGATAGATTCGCGGATTATGTCGTCCATCTTTGCCAACCGCAAATTGGTCTCCACCGCTTGTCGTACAGCCGCCACCCCTTCATCGTCCGGGTTGGCATAGTTGAATATTCCTACCGCCATCAGGTTTTTAAGTTCAGCCCCGACCTCCGCATCGCTAACCGCGATATTAACTTGGACAGCGCCTACTCCTTCAATACCTGTGTCAACAGCCTTGCTGATCGCCTTGATAGGTGTGCCTATTGACGGAACTAGAGAGTCCCACTTCGCCTGACGCACCGCATAATCTTGCTCTTGAGCCTTAGCTTGTTGTTGCAAATTTACAAAATAATTATCATTAGATACATACTGCTCTCTTTTTTTTGTGATAGCGTCCAACGCGTTGGTTGCCTCTATCTTTAAAAGGGCAGGGTACTTAGTGTCTTCGTTCACATACGACAGGTCGATGTTGTACTTTTGGGCAACACCCTCCATCAACTCATCAAGTCCAACAGATGCCAGCTTCGGGTTGCTTAGTAGCATCTCAATAGCGATAGCCTTTACAGGATCATTAGTAAGGTCGTCGTCTGTCGTGTTGATTACCGTGGTCGCAAGGTTCAAGTCGTTGATCCCTGTTGCCTTACTGAAGTTGTTGATCTGTCTGATAGACTCGTTAGCGAACGGGTCCTTCACCATGTTCAACACCTTCATCTCCTCCTGAACTTGACTGTACTGACTCGCAATACTCTCAAGCTCATTGAACCTGTTCAGCTTATTCTGTAGGTCATCCTCGCCAGACAAACCAAATCTCGAGAAGTCAAATCCCTGTGGCGTTAAGTCAGCTGCTGGCGCAATGTCTCCCGCCGGTGCTGGCTCAGCCGCTGGTATATGTTCTGGTGTAGGCTCTGCCGCCGGTGCAGGATTCTGTGCCGCGTATGCCGCCGCCATGTCGTCCGCGCTCGCGTTAGGGTTGCTAGAGCTGTAGCTCATCGCAAACTCTGCTGGTACTTGTGTGTTCATGTCTTATTGTTTGTTTTATATTTTACCTGTAATCTCCCTTCCCTGTGCCGCCTGTAGCCTTCCCTCTAAGGTCATGGTCTCCAAGTCGGCGTTCTTCTGCGCCTCAATCTCTGCGAGCTTAGCTTGGAGCTTGTCTGAGATCTCCTTGCTCTTCTCGTTCATCCTCATCTCGGTAAGCATCTGCTCACCCTGAACTCTAGCCTGCTCAGCTGCCTGCGCGGCCTTCATATTATTCTCCGCATTTATTGCGGACATTCTCTCCTGATTCTCCTGATTCTTTTCGTCGGCTCTTTGCTCTGCAAGCGCCAGATACCAAGCGGCAAGCTCGTCGTTCCCGTCCTCTAAAGTCTTCTCAACATACAGCGCATCTGCGGTGTTGATACCCTTCATGCCGTTCCTTCCAGCAGCCAAGCTCTGCTCAATAAGCCCCATAATATAAGCCTTGCGCTGAGCTGTCGTGGTAGCCTTGAGCTTGATCCCGCACTCGTTAAGTGTCAGATCCTTCAAGCCGTTAACAGCCGAGAAGTATACCGTGCCCAAGTAGCCCTCGTAGTAGTCGGCGCATTTCTTGTCCGCCGCGATGTTTACTCGTGCCTTCTGAATAATCTTGCGTGCAGCCTTCTCCTTGATACGGATGATAGCCTGTCTTATGTTGTACAGCGCGTTGTTCGTGCTGTCGAGTTCCATCTGACCAACACCCACCAGCTTCTCTGGTGACGCGTTAGGTGACGCGGACGCCGTGTCTGTTATGCCTGCGATCCTCTTCATCTGACTCTCGATAAACATCTGGTAGTTAATCCACTCGTCGAGCTGTCTGCCGACACCGTTCTCCAACTCCACCATGGCGTTAGCCCCGCTAAACTTCTGACCAAGCTCTAGCCTTGTTGCGTAGAACTGATTACCCGTCTCACGGCGGATACGCGCAATCTCAAGGGCGCTGACCTTGCCAAGACCTAAGTCCATGTTAGCAAGTAGTCCCACGTCTATAGCCATACCCTTCGGAGCTGCCGCAAGTATTGCCGCCCTTAACTTTAAGGTAGCTATCTGCTGGTCGTCAAGAAGACTCTGCCATCTCTCGACCACAGACTTGCCCGCGATACGCTCGCTGAAGTATGAAAGGGCGCAGCTGCCGTCGCCGTTCTTGATCATGTTCTTCTGTAGACCGTAGTCGTACACATAACTAGAACCAACAACCCAGCACCCCTCGTATATATTCTGCTGGTATACCTTGTCCGTCTTTCTCTCTCTACCGTCCGCGTACTTTGTCTTCACGCGGTCCTCTTTTTTGTACACGTAGTTGCCGTTGCCGGTCTTTCTACCAACATACAAGTTGAAGTCGTCGGTCTTGTACTCGAAGTCTAGCACGTCTACAAGGAAGTCGTACCATGTGTACCTCTGTGTCACAGGATCCTTTGATGTCCACGCGTAGTTTGTAGGGTCGCTAATATTATTTGATGTGCTGTACATCCTAGCCAAGCCTTCAAGCTCCTTGTCCGATAGACCCGGCAGCTTGTCTTTTAGCTCGTGAATAGGTACACGCTTTATGTAGCCGGCAAACGGAGGCTCAGCCTCAGGGTTGTCGTCGTCCCACACCGTGATGTACATTGACGGGTTTATATACTTGACGCCAACGGCGCCTGTATTGTTAACGTATATCCTTCCACATATAAAGGATGTCTGCAAGGCAGAGTCGATCATCTTGTCGCGTACCTTGTTCCAGTCGCTGATATCAAATCCGTGCTCCGCGATCATCGACAGTCCAACCTCTATAGGCAGGCGTATGCCGTGATACTTCTCATACAGCTCCATCTCTGACTTGCTCTGTGGCTCCCAGTCCGGTGTCTTGTATGGTATACCAAGCTCCTGCTTCAGCGGGTTGGTGACCTTGGCGTCTATGTACATTTTCCACTTGATCTTTTCTTTAAGATACTTATCTGACTTGGATGTGGAAGACACGACGACCTTGTAATCACTCTGCGTTAGCAAGCCCTTTATTACGCTAATCAATAGCGGGGCGCTGCTCACGATGCTGTTCTGGTCAAAGCCTATGTTGTTGTAACCCTTTCTTGTATTCTCGTTGTAACCGTCTGTCCCTGCGGAGTTCGGTTTGGAGATCTCTCCACGGTATATCTTCTTGTACTTTAATGTACTCTGTCTACCCTCTGAGTAACTCTTGAGCATATTGAAATAGCCAAGGTTACCGTACACCGTGCCGCCAGAACCGTATGGTATAGGCGCCGAATACCAGCGGCCGTATATAGCCTGAGCTGCTGACACACCCCATGCCATGTCCTTCTTTTTATCGGGCGAAATTGAGTCTGATGGGAACGGTGAAATCTTTCCAGTAGGTATCATGTATGTACTATTACGGCAAAATTACTATAAATTGGTATAAAGATACAAAATTAGTTAATTTTCTTAACGACAGCTAAAACAAAAACCCCTCACGGTGGAGGGGCTCTTGTCATCTTTAACCTGTATAGCTCTTATTTAAGGCCGTTGCCTTACTAATCAACTTGTGAATGGACTCGTCCTTTCCCTTGTACACAATAGGAAAGTCAAACATTACATAGGCAAGTTTCTGTGTGCTGTTCTTTGCAGTCACCTTGCTGTTGAACACCGCGTTCATGTTCTTGACTACGGCGCTAACTGTCTCTAGAACCTCGGACTGCATAAGCATCTCCCCGTTCTTTGCAATGACAGACACTCGAAATCCATTCTTTGCGTCCTTAATTTTTACGTGAGTTTGTTTCATTTTAAAAAATTTTGTGTCTACAAATATATACAATGTTAGTCATACATCTCTATAAATCCGGAGAAGTCAGATGACGTGTTATCTTTTTTTATCATATCCGGGTAAGCACTCTCAGCCCCAAGCAGCGCCATGCCGCACGCCGCGAAGACGTCGAGGTCTGTCATGTCGCTAAAGCTCTGTGCACTCTCGATCTCCTCGAGCAGCTCTATGTGCCTTGCCCTGTGACCCGTGTTCTTCACGTAATCACCGAACTTGGCAAATATCTTTTCTTGTACAGCTGGCCCGGTCCTCACCCCCGGGATCGGGTCGATCTTTCCAGTGGTCGGGTCGATCATGTGCATGAGGTATCCCTCCGCGTGGTGATCCCTGAAATACTTTATGACGTGCGAGACGTTACGCTCGGTGTTCACCATCGCGCCGCAGTACACTGCAGCAAGGAGCATGTCCTCGCAGTACTCATCCGTAGTATCCACACGGTTGTTGTAGGTCATGACGAAGTCGCCGGTCACGTGCTCCAGCGGGTCCTTGTCGCTCCCGTCCACCAGCGGGTCGTTACGCATGTACATGCCTCCACCACCGTTAGACTTCTTCTTCCCGCTGACGTCCTTGGTGTCGTAGCTGAACGGGTCACACCCGAGTACATACCTTCCCACCACATCCGGGCTTGGCCTGTATGTCTGGTTACGGTCGTCGTACATGTACTTGTTTGTCATCTCCGGTATAGGGCGCAGGCTTATTATCCACTTGCCGGGTTTAGCTGGCGTGCCGTCCACTATCCTAACAGAAGACCAAGGGCCGTTTACCCACTCCAAGTTCACGCTAACCGTCCTCTTGTCCCCAAACTTCAATGCGCTGATCCTTCCCTTCAGCACCCCCATGTCCCAGTAGTTCGAGCGGTTAGCCTTTCGGCCAGCTTCTCTTAGGTTCCACGGGTTGTTCCTTATCTCGTTGTTCAGAGAGTTCCAGTCCTTTATCTCCTCGTAGTATGCGCGGGTTTTCTTGAGCGTGGACTTTGCGCCCTCGTCAATAAGCTGACCCTCCAAGTTCATGTAAGGCTTCTCAGGATCCTCTATCACAGACATGCCGTACATGTCTACCCTTCCGTCGTACCCGTCGTATGCAGGGACAAACAAGGTCACCAAGCCAGAGGCTGTGATCCCGTTGTCGTTCCTCTTGTGGGAATAAGACTTCACACACAGCTCAAAGTACTCCTTACCACCGCCGCTCTCGAACTCACCGAACGTTGACGTGTACAGGGCAAAGCCGTGTATGTTCTGTCCCTGAGCGAGTGAGTTTCTTATGGTGTCGGTGAACTCGTGGAAGACATTCCCAGACTGCTTCTTGCCCGACTCGTCATTCAGGTAGGCGTGCAGCTTGTTACCGTCGAACGCCTTGTTGGCTGACGACCTTGGCCTGATCCACCCGCCATGCTCCACCGTGTCCCCGGAAAACGTCACGCTTCCCTTCTTGGTAAACACGAGGGCGTTGGTGTCTGCGGTAGAGGCGCACGGTTTCAAGAACCATGGGTAGTGCCTCCAAGGCGCGAGTATCTTCTTCTGGTAAACGTCCTCGATAGCCGTGTCCTCGGTCAGCGCCTGTATCGCAAACGTGCCAAGCGAATTGTCCACGGCTATCCTCATGCCCACGTGCGATCCCATGAAGGTTGCACCGACACGTCGACGTTTAGGGAAGACCACGCCGAACACTGTCCTGTAGCCCATGTCAACGTAGTAACCCTCGTCATCTAGGATGTAGGAGTCTATCGCCTCGGTACGGACAAACTGTGCAGCGGTTGCCTTGTTGTTAAAATATTTCTGCCTTACACTAGTGCCCTTCCTGTAGGTGAGGACATACTTGAACTTGGACCACGTGGTGGTGTAAGCCCACCTAAAGAATATAAATATCCTGCGGTCCACGTCCCGGTAATCCGGAAGCCTGTCCCTCCTGTTGTCGTTGTCGATCGGGGTGTAGCACAAATAGGTGTAGTGCCATCCGTCGATGTATGTAGGCGTGCCGTTGATGAAGCACCAGTAGCCACGTCTTGCCCGGTTATTGGTCGTGCGTATGAACTCTATCTCGTCCTTATAAAAAAGAGGATCGGACTCCACCTCGTCGAAGTAGTCCTCCGGGAACAGCTTATCCTTAGCCTTGAGGTTTCTCTTCCTCCTGATAATCTCCTCTATACCCTTGAGCTTGGCGGGCAGGGCAAAGAACTTATTGTTCCGGTAATGGTCAAAGGTCTGATCCTCTGGCGCCATCCCGTACCCGTCAATCTCTTTTATCGCCTCGTCCCATGGCTTACCAAAGAACGACTCGACTGAGGGCAGCTCCACGCGGATAGCGTTCTCGCCGCCAAGGTCCGGGTCATCCTCGTTGTACATGACATGGGCCTGTTCCTTTTTATATTTCTCGTGGTGCTGTGACATTAGCTCTTAGATTCTGGGAACACTACCCCAGCCTTGGCGTGGGATGGCGGCACTGATTTTATATTCATCATCACGATCTCCTCCGGCCTGATGCCAAGAGAGGTATACGCCATGAACTCGTCGATGTCCGACTCTATAAGCCGGGACGTCTCGCCGTCAAGTATGCGCGTTCGTGATTCGCTTATCGCCTGTCTGAGAAGCTCGACCGTCTTTACGCGGTGGCTCTGCTTCAGCGGGTCGTCCGGCATCGGGGTGCCGAGAACCTCCTGCAAGTCCTCCTGACTCTTGAGCATGATGGCCCAGTCTGCGGGCTGCTGAAGGGTGAGGAATGTTGATAACTTTCTAAGTATCAGCCTGTTCTGATTCAGAAGCAGGTCGAGGTATTTGTTGTCGTACTTGTTGAACTGGTCGGTCTGCACGCCAAGCTCGTCGAGAACCCACGTCTTGCGCTTGCCTATCTGCGGGTACTTCTCTATCGCCGGGCTACCTGCCGAGTACATCAGTATAATGTACCTCATCACGAACTCGTTGTCAAGCCCGCCAAGGTCAACGTTGATCGTTCGCCTAACTGGCTTGCCCCTGTCGTCCTCCTCGGTCACTATAAACGGGTGCGATGTCGCGTGGAATATCGGCACGGCGTTGAGATCCGGGAATGAGTTGACCACACTCTCGGATTCGTCCAGCCTGTGGAACGGGTACCTTATGTTTCCGTAATTCTTAGTCATGTATTGCTGTGATATCTGCTGACCTGAAGTAGACGTACTCCTGATCAAGGTGCATGTTGTACTTGTCCTCTAACTCGCCGACAGTCCTGCCGCTGCCCATGACCATCACATTGTCGCCCGGGGCGCACTCGTTGATATGGCGACCGTTGTCGTACTTGCCATTGAATGATGGAACGTACACCACCTCGTACTTGTCCTTGATAGGCTCGCCCATGCTGGTGAAGCTGAGGTCTAAGAACGCGTGAGCCTTTGGCATCACCTTCTTTCCGATCACCCTGTCGTTGAGTCCAACATACGTGTCCCCAGACTTCTTGAGCAGGAGCTCTGCGTATGGGATTACCATGAGGGTATCACCCTCGCACTCGAACATAACAAGCTCGCTGTTTCTGTTCTTTAATATCTTGCCTATCGCGGACTGGCTCCACCACACCTTGTCGCCGGGTGACACCTCAAGCTCGGACTTGAACGAGTAGTTAAGGTAAGGTATGTCTGTCTTGCTGGACAGCTTTACCACCTCACCACAACGTGCGGACATCTCCGCGATAGACGTGGTGGCTATAGTCTTCACTAGGATTTCATTTCCTGATAGGTTCACGCTCTCCTTGGTCAGCTCCTCGATACGTACAAGTACGCGACCCTCCCGCATTAGCATGCGATCTAACTGTTGTCTTGTAATTTGCATGAGACAAAGATATAAAAAAAACCCTCCCACGTTAGGGAGGGTCTCTTTAAACAAAACACAAAACACATATAAGAACGTAAGACAGCGAAGCTGCCAATGCAAAAGTACACCATAGGTGCTTCCGTTACATCTTTTTTATTTCCTTTATACGTGCCCTGTAATGCTGTATCATCTCCTTTATCTCGGGGATCGTTATGTTCAGGGGAAGGCTCGACTTTGCGTCAAGCTCATTGAGGCGGTCCAGACCTATCCTAGATATCAGACCCTCGCGGTACGCTATAAGGTTTCCGTGCTTGTCCCTGTTACAGTAAACGCACTGGCCGTGTACGTTGTGCTCGTGGTATCTCAGGTTTGGATAGCTGCCCACGCTGTAGTAATGGCCGGCGTCGTACTTGTTACCAAGCGGACGGGCGCAGCTGATACACGCGGTGCCCTTGTCCCTCATGCGGATGAACGTGTTGAACACAGCCTGAAGCTCTCTCCTCCACTCTGACGCTGGCTTTATCTTCTCCTTCCACTCCTTCTTCTCCGCAGCCCACTCCTTCTTCTTGACCTTCTGGGAATACTCTATAAGGCACGATGGTTTCTCGCACGTCGCCTGAAGCGTGCTGAAGCGTGGGGTAAACTTTTCCTTGCACACCTTGCACCTTTTCAATTCAACCCCCTTATAGAGACCAGCTCATACATGTTGTATCCGTAACATATTTCACAAAATAGAAAGCGTCTACCACTATATTCTGGAGACTTGAGATCCTCGACGTGCACGTAACGTGACGTGCCATCGTGTTTATCAATCCACATTATAGAATGGTAGACGCGTTTTTTCACATCATATGCTAAAAGGGCAAGTCATCTCCTAGATCTGCTTTAGCCTTTACTGGGGCTGGTGTGCCCGCAGGGGACATCGCATCAATCTTCCAAGCTGACGCCTGAGTGAACCACTTGCCGTTCCATTCTCGGCTGCTGATGTTTGCTCCAACGGTCACGGTATCTCCGACGTTCACGCCATCAACCAAGTCAACCTTGTTGTTGATAAGCTCGAACGCTAGGTCGTCCTTGTACTGCCCGTTTTGAATTTCAATTACAAAGATTCTCTTTGTAAGTTTTTCAGAGATGACGTCCGCGCCACCAATGAAAGTAACCTTTCCTTTAAATTCCATCTTAAGATGTTTTTATGTTGTTGTTTGTAAATATTACACTCGCGTTCTCTTCCTGAATCATCAGTAGTTCTTCGCTGTTGTATTCGATTTTAATGTAGGCCCACTTGTCAAAGGCTACCGTGTCGCCGGGCCTTGACTCCGCCTTGTCGCCGGCAAACACAACCTCACCCGCGTAGGGCTTGGACATGATATGCTCTGGCGCGATTATAACTGTTGACGTCACCTCCGGTGGAAGCTGGCGTACAATGATTATGTTTCCTATTGGTCTCATTTGGTTAAGAAATAAAATGATATAGCAGACAACACCACGACAGCTATCTCGGTTATCAGCACCGTCACGGCAAATGACTTCAGGCTCTTGTGCATCATCTGCATATCCTCGTCACACTTAAGGATGACTGTGTCCCTTAGCTTTACCCTATCCTTTTCTTTACTGAGAGAATCCTGCAAGCCAGATATCTCGTAGCCCATGGCCTCGATCTGCATACTATACTGTTCATTCTTTAGCGGCATGTTTACAATCCTGTCCGCCACATCCTCGTACAGCTTGACATTCTTCTTCTTTGACAGCTCGTTGTCGTTTACCGAAAGCAAAGTATACTTTACTTTTACGAACGATCCGTTGCTAGTCGTTGTTACTGTTCCTAAATCTTCCATCACATTTATTTTTTTACAAACTTAAAACAATGTTTGACATATCATGACTCGTTAACAAAAATTGTACTTATTCCGGGACATGACATCTTTGTCACGTCAACTATTGACTGGCAAAGTTTAGAGTGCTTCAGCTTCCTTTCCATGACAAGCTCCGGTATATAGTCAACCATTCTCGTGTACTCGTAGTTGGTTAGCCTGCTCATATCAAAGGAGTTAGTGCTGAATGATCCGGTTACCACAGACCACACGTCGTCGTGTTCTATGTAGTAAGAGCCGTTGCCAGAGATGATGTACGAGCACGTCTTATAACTGTTACCAACAAAGTAGCTGACCGTGACCAGCAGCTTGTTAGACACACCAAAGTCCGCGTAACCGTATAGCTGGTCGTTATCAATCTTCATCTTCTTCATAACGTATGACGCCTGCCTCTCGCTGTTACACTTCTTGCACAGGCAGTCGAACTCTCCCTTATACACCTTAGTGATCCTCTCGTGGTAGAACGTGTCATTGCCGCACACGATACATCTCTTTACCGTGTACTCAGAATGGAGCCTTGTCTGATGTTGGGGTCTCGTCTTGTTCATAATCTTCTTTGTAAATTGTTTCTGTCTTTAAGAATTGATTGTTTGGTCTCATGCTGTACTTCTCCACGTCCAGCTCCACCTTCTGCGACTCGGGCTTTGGGATGGGTATGGAGGACTGGCTCGGTGTAAGGTACATCTCCACAGCCTTGCCCATCTCGTCGACCCCTCCAAACAGGAACCTCCTCTGCCTGAAGTCGTACTCGATGGTTATCGTCCCCTTGATTCCGGTGATCTTCTGCTTCTTGATCTTGAGGAACGCCACCTGAGCGGTCGGGTCTGTCGGGTCCTCTTGGTGGTTGGGCCTGTGGTACATCATTATGTTGTCCACCTTGTTGTTCCACATCGCCCCGCCGGCAAGGTCAAACACCCCGGGCATCGGGTAGTTCTGGCTGCCCTCCTTCCTCATCGCCTTGGGGTGGGCAACGATGTCCATGTAGACGTTGTTGATCTGGGCGAACCTCTGCACGTCGCTGAGGAATGTCTCGAGGTACTTGTCGTCCCTGCCGCCGGACTTGGAATAATCGTTCGCCATCTGATTGAACGGGTCTATCACGCACCCGTCCACGCTCTCCTTGATGATGAGCTCCAAGAACTTCTCCTTTATGTAGTCGGGCGTCGGGGTGATCGACACGGGGTCCAAGAAGAAGAAGTGCTTCGATACCCAGTCGTATGCCCACTCGTACCTTGCCCTGTTCGGCCTGTTCGGGTTAGCAACGTCGGTGCTGGCACCTAGCAGCATCTCCACTAGGTCGATGTAGAACTCCTCTGCGGGGTTATCCTCCGGCGCAAATATCGCCCACTTCTCCTTGAACATGATAGACCTCAAGAGCATCAGGTACTTTGACCACAGACCCTTCCCGTAGTTACCTATACCGGACAGCAGGGTGATCTCCTTCTTCCTGCGCTTGAAGTGCTTGTCAAGCATCGGTATGTTCCATGGCTTGACAGCCTCACGGCCAGAGTCGTATATCTGCATGGCGTTCTCCTTCACGTCCTCGCCGTACAGCACATCCTTCGCCTTGACGCTCGGGTCGTAGAAGTCGTCGCTCCTTGAGATCACGACCTCGTCACGTGACTTAGAATCGACTAACACACCGTTAGTCATAGTAGCGGACCCGAAAATGTTTTGAGGCGATTTATAGGCGCTCTTAATAGCCGACACGCACTCCTGCTCGCTGAACGATGAGTTGTTTATCGCGTAGCTTCCAACGATCAGGTACACCGCGTTGGTCTCCGGGATGCCGTAGCGGCAGCACGCGGACGCCAGCTTGTAGATGTACGAGTTCCTCTCACCTGTACGGAAGGCGTCGTTGCGGTTGGCTAGCCACTTGATGATCGTCTGGTATATCGCCGTGTAGTCCGTCACCACCTCGACAGACTTCACCTTGGTCTGGCTTAACAGCTTAGTGAACACCTTGGCGTCTTCCCTTACAAGAATCTCCGGGTCGTGTGACTCGTAGCACACACGGCTGACGTTCACGCCAGACCTGTCCACTGTCGGGAACAGCTCACGCAGGGCATCAAAGTGTTCGCGGTGTTTGGACCCGTCGGCTATGCGTACAAGAGCCTTGACGCCGTTACCTCCCGGGCTTACCCAGCACGCGTAGATGTACTCCGTGGTGAACAGGTTACGCTTGAAGTCGTCTACATCCTCCACGTCGTCAAAGTCTAGGACGATGAACCCGCTGTGCTCGATCAGCCCGCTGTCCACCCGCTCGTTAAACTTTCCGCTGAAGCATACACTGGGCAGGTTCTTCTTTAAATTGTTTGCCCTGTCCTTGTCGATCTGTGTCCTGATCTCGGCTATGCGCTCGGCGCTCTTGCCCTTGCGTATGCGGTCTATCGCAACCTCAACGCTTACATAGTGTGGCGTCCTGTCGAATATGTTTGAGAATATTGTTATCATCCGTTGTATGGTATCTTGTTTATGTTATCGTCTGTCTTGAACTCCCCGTGCTCGTAGCACTCGTACCGCTGCCCGTCCTTTGACCACTGCTTCCAGAACACCTTGCGTTCCGTGTCGTAGAACACCCCGGTCGCCCCTCGCTTTACAGACCCGCTCTTCGCGTCTAGCCTGTAACGGTCGTTCTGCTCCCTGCTGATCCAAGACTGCATCTTGTTCTTCCAGCTCTTGACCTTCTTACCCTCTGCGTCTATCCACCCACACCTGTCGTAGTAGTCGAAGAACAGCTTTGCGAATACGGAGTCGAACCCGTTCTCTTTTGCATACAGCTCGACCGCAGAGAACTCTGGTATGACAAACATTTTTGTTTTTCCCTTACTATCATTTATCTTACTATTAGTATTAATATTACTATATGTCGGATTGCCATCCGACCCGGATTCGGATTGCCATCCGAGTTTGCTCGGATTCAGATCCGAGTTATCCGGATTCAGATCCGAGTTTATTCTAGAGTTCCACTCGTTACAAACGGGTAACATCCTGTACAAATCCTTGTTGTCTTTTTTAATATATTCAATAAGCCCAAGATCTTTTAACCTTGTGAACCATCTATACACCGTGTCTGGCTTGCTCGTGATGTATGGTATGTCAGAGACTACCTTGCCCCTGCTTACCCACTTGTATACCTTGTCGTCTACTAGTACGTCATTAGCCCAAGTCAACGACTCGCGCAAGTAACTTAGGAAGGCAGACTGTTCGATAGTGAGTTTGTGTTTGACCATAAACTCCGCATCTATGTTAATGTATTTCATATTATTAAAATAAAAAAACCCCTAGGTACGAGCTAGGGGTTGAGTTAGGCAAGGTTTTTAATCTTACCTGCCCAAACCCTAGAAGGCTCGTACTTCTTCTAGGGACTGGGAATATGCTATATGTAAATATGCTGTCGCAAATATATGATAAACTCGCTACAAAATAAAATACAACAAGTGTTAAATACTTCTTTGGTCTTCATGTGTTGCCCCACAATTTTCACAATCCTCAAATCTCATTTCTGCAAAATCACTTGGGTTAATGCACATGTTTATTACCCTTATTGTGTAGTCACTTGGCATGAATGATATTAAGTTTACCTCGTGTTCACATCGCTTGCAAGGTATTTTTTTATAAACTACGCGATTCTTTTTTTCGTAAAACAGTTCGTCGGAATCTGAAACGCCTTTAATACATATACTAACCATTCCTTTGCAATCTACTTTCACCAACTCCCCGTCTACCTCTTTCTTCATTTGACGATCTTGTACCTCAGCCACAATAAAGTCATCTACAATACTTCTAACCACCTTGTAGTTTGGGCTTTTACCAACAACGCTTATCTCCATAATAACTACGTTAGTGCCTACTGTTATTTCGTTTCCTTGTGAATCTTTCATTTTGTTTTTATTGTTTAACAAATATAATCAAACTTCTTGTCTAATTGTTTTGTGGTACTTGCCATCCTTGTTGATGGTTGTCCGGATAGTGGGCACGGGGTGCAGGTCGTAGCACACGTTAAGCTCCACGACCTCGCCGTACACGTCGACTTTTTTATTTCTTACCACGCGCGTTTCTAATAGGTACGTGTCGCCAACCTTGTACTTGGTGTTCTCCTCAATGAACTTCTTCTCCAGCGCGACCATGGCGGCGCGGATTTCCATGTGCTTCTTGTGTGACCTAGACCTGTAGTCTAGCAATTCCTGTGGTGTCATATGAACTGATTTATGTTGTAAGGTTTTAACTCCCCCGTGTCGTCGATGACAAGGTAGTGAGGGCTGTTCATCACAGCCTTGACGGTGTAAGACACCCCGTGCGTCAGGCGACGGGATGTCGGGTTGTGGGCTACCACAACAAATTCTTTAAAGAACAGGTCCATCTATTTAAAGGAAGGGGCTATTTGTTTAATTAGGCAAGCGAGATTATTTCTTCAGCCATTCAGATACCGACCAGTAGGGCGTGATCTCGTGCTTGTCAGGGTCTAGGGTGAAGCACGGGAAGTGGTCCTGATGCTTTAGGGAGAACAGCCTCTTGCCGTAGCCGCTGTTCTGCAAGCTGCCGCTGTTCAACGCCACGCGAGTGGTGCCGCCCTCCATGTACTTGATTAGCCCGGCAACGTGGCTGTCCCCTGCCGCGCAGATCTCACGGTCGTTAGCCTCCATTCGCATGTAGCGCATCTGCCCGTGTACAGGGTTCATCATCGTGCGGCCCCTGAAGAAGTGAGCCACAGCCAGCTTGTACACCTGCTTGCCAACCTTCATGTCCACGTGGCCGATCCCTGAATGGTAGATGGTGTGGCGCTTGAATATCTCCGCATACGCAGAGTACCCCACAGCGTTCTCCTCACGCATTACAGAGTGGTTGTCCCACGTTGAGCAGATAACCTTGTGCTTGACAGACATTAGCCAGCTCTCCAAGAAACGGATCTGCCAGTAAGGAGGCAGCGCGTTGTCGGAAACTTCCAGCACACCGCGTAGTTTTATGGACATTTGAAGCAAATCTCCGACAAGGATCACATACAAATTAGGCGTGTTTATGATCTCATCCGTGATGGCGATCAGCTTGTCGTAGTCGGTAGCCCAAGAACCCATGTGCGTGTCCCCTAATACAAGGACGCATATAGGCTTTTTTGATTTAATCTCCCAGCTCGCGTAGTCTTGAGATCCCTTGTGGGTCTTGAATATATTCTGAAAGTCTTGCAAGGGCTTGATAGCGTTCCTCCAGTCGAACTCCCCCATCTCTACCTTGTCGGTGCTGATGTCCTCGGTGCCGTACTGCTTGAGGTCGCGCCCCTTGCGGACTATGTTCTCGTTGTACTTGGTTGCAATGTTACTCGGCGTGGTGTTATACTTTGGAGCTAGGCGCCTGCCGTATGCCCTGATAGATTCGCCGGCCATGAAAGGCTCCTGCTCAAAAATTTTCTCCCAACGTTTTTCTGCCATGTGTGTTATTATTTTTCGCCATCGGCGAGTATGAATGAATCAACGCCATACTTCTGTACTGACCATGCCTTTATAAAGGACTCGTACTCCACGTCTATAAGGTACTCAGCCCCAGTCATCGTTGTGATGTGGGCTATCATCTTCTCCTTCTTACCTATCACGCACTCGATACACTTTGCGGACTCGATGCACTCCATGTCAATCGCTATGGCGTACCACCCCTCCTCCACGTCGTCATCGTTCACGGGTATGCCAAGCCTTGAAGCCTCGTCCTCAACGTCGCTGATGTTTGACCATAAGTAATGAGTAATCAAGATTCTCGCTTTGTCGGACATGGGCGTAAGTGTGAGTAGCAAAAGTATAGAACAAATCGACGCGATAAACACAGCGCGTGTTAAAAAAGTTCTACCTGCTCGTTAGGGTACGGGACCTGAACGTCAAGTGTCTCGGCAGCAAAACGGATCACGCGGTCGACGTAGTCGTTGAACTCCACCGTGCTCAAAGACTTGGTTTCTTTTATCACGCTAAGCACCTCACCAGTCTCCGGGACTATGTACTCGCGGCGGCAGAACCTGTCCTTCAAGAAGTCGTGGGTCTCCTCGACCGTGACGTCCCAGCCATACTCCACCAGACGCGCATACACAATAGGTACGACGACAGCCCAGTAGTAGCTGTTCTGCTTGCCGGACCGTCGCCTTGCCCTCTTCTGTATGGTGACCTTGAGGTCGGTGTCGCCAATGTTCCTGATGTAGCTGAGCATGTCAGCCCTGTTGTAGATTATCAGCCTGCCGTCCTTTGACTCGCCATGGAATGATACCTTCATGACCTGATCCTCCACACGTGCTCGCTCTTCCCGTACATCCCCTTCTTCTTGACGTCAGACTTTATGAGGTAGCCACGCGCCGTCAGGTCCGTGAGGGTGCGGCGTATGCTCGTGATCGGGTACACCTTTAAAGCCTCGTAGATGTGTGAGGGCTGCCACTCGCCAACAGACTGGAACAGTCTTAGCACCACGGCCTCTTGCTTCTCGTTCTTCTGAATAGACACGGAAAGATCCGCGCCTGTCTCGTTTGTTGTGTTGTAGTATGTCATCCTTCAAAATTTAATTCTAACTCTGTCTGACTTCTCTGTGATAGATCGTTGACCCCGCACATCCCGTTGCACTCGAATAGAGGCTCGACGTTGCGCCTTGGCATGTCGTCTATGCACTTGTTGTTGGGGTAATCTTTGTGAGGCTTCAAGAACACTAGGTGACTCTTAGGGTCGTGCTTCTTATTCTCCATGGCATCATACGACTGGTCCTTTAGCATCGTAACGGGTTCACCCTTCAGCTCGGTAAGCTCGTGCTCCAGATCAGCCATCACGTTGAACTTGTCGGGGAAGTCGACCTGCATCTTCTGCCAGTAACCTATCCCGCCCTGAACACATCCCGTGTTGAAGCAGTTGTTGTTCTTAAAGCCCAGCCTGTACATCAGGGGAACTTCTATGCCAGCCTTCTCGACAAGGTCGATACAGTCCTGCTTGTTGTACCCAAGCATGAGCAGCGGGTATATAGCCTTCGTCCTCTTGCCGTGATTCATTGTCATCGACAGCGCCCTGTTAAACTCTTTCCTCTCGAACTCGAAGCCGAACACTTGGTGCTCGTACTCGTTCTGCTTCTCCCACTTCTCCCTTACAAGCCTCTTAAGGTTCGTTGAGCATATAGCCCCGGTAGCCGTGTTCAGAGACTTGAACCTGCGCCACACATCAAATATGTTCCCGTACTTCTCACCTATACCGGTGATCACCTCTATGCTCAAGCCATACCATTTCTCGCAGTCATCCTTGAAACGGTACGTGTCGGGGTGCTCGTTCTGTGTGTCGATCATGACAACCCTGCACCTGTCCTTTCCGTACAGATCAATTGCAACCTTGCAGGCCACTGCGGACGTTACGCCCCCGCTCCACCAGCATACTATGCTATTACTCATTGTATTGTTTTTTAATTTATGCACACAGCGTTAGGGTTCTCGCTGTTCATCTCGTAGTCCCTTCCACTGAAGGACCCCTTACTCACGGCGTGGTGAACCAATTCAAAATCATTCCCCTCGTCATCGCACGCGAAGATAACATCAAAATCTAATGCGTCGGGGTTTTGTTTTACAAACTGATTGATTAAATCAGCGTACTGTTTTAGTGTCATTATATATCGAATTTTAAATTATAGCATGATATTATTTCCCTGATCCTGTCCCTCATCTTCAGGGCAAGTTCCACCTCCTCCTCTGACGCTTCGCCTCCCGGGCTGACTATGCTGGCGCCGTACTTGACAACGCCGCGAAGTTCTTGGTCGAGGTCCTGCATGGCGTTAACCCAGCACGTGGACTCGAGGGCGTGGCGGGCGTTGATCTCGTCCCCGTCTTCAAACTCCAAGGTAACCTTAGGCATTGTCACCTCCTATGCACTTAGGGAACGTGCAGCTGTTGTTGCGCGTACAGCTCTCACCCTCTTTCTTTACCCCATTCCAAAAACACTCGTCATCAAGATTACCTTCATAAACATAGTTGCCTACCCAGTCATTACTGACAGAAATTACTTCTCCAGTAGCTGGCATATACATGCTATAGCCTGCAGAATAAACATAGATTCCGATAGGCAGTGTCCATACACCCTCTTCCAGTGGAGGAAGCAACGGTATCCCGTGAAGAACCTCAGAGTCTTTTAGTGGGAGGTGGGCAAGTGTTCTGGATAAAATATCTTGTGGATTGTTTTCATCTACCGTAGCCTTAGGGTCTACAACAAGTAGATACTTTTCGGTGTTAATTATTTTATGTATCATTGCTCGTCTTCTTTTGTTGGAGGAATAATTGGTAGATAATCTTCGTGGTGTATTGTCTGCACACCCTCTAGGTATGCCTCCACAATCTGCTCGCGTTGCATTACCTTAGCCTGTTCAATCAGTTCATCAAATGTTGACCAGTCTAAACTTAGATGTGAGGATGAGCCATATTCTTCAAGCTGTTCCTTTAACCAGTCTACTGCTGTTAGTTTACTCATTGTGTTATGTGTTACTTGTTAATCCCATCTATTCTCCTCGGACTCTACCTGCCTGCGTACATTGTTCTCGTCAAGCTCCAGCATGCGAACAAACGCATCCTTGGGCGCAAGCCTACCGTTCCTCAGATCCCGGCAGCGGGTGTTCTTCTTGGGTAAGTGTCTCGGTACTCCCATGGCCCTACACATTATATACCGACACGTTTTCTATGTCACCCCACCACTCTACCATGCCAGCCTTGACGTTGCCAGTCAGGCGGGAGTATAGCGGGTCGGATGGCGAGATCCTGCTGCTGCTGTTCAACTCCTTGATCTCGGACTCCTCGAGGTCTAGCTCCTGATAGACCATCACCTCTACCTTGTACTGTAATCTTACTTTCATAGTGTTCATTATTTATATATGTTCCACCGTGCATTATATGCACACTGCACCGTGCTGCTGTGACGCAAACATACAAACAAGATCGCAACCACAAAACCAAAAATTGTTAACGGCGAACAACACTACCCGGGTAGCCTCGAACCCTAGATCCCCTGTAACAGTAAGACGGGTTCACCCAGTAAACGTCCCTGTAACCGACAACCCCCAGTATGAAGCCGTACCGCTCCAGCTCCTCCACGCCAGCCTTGTAAGTATTTAAACTTACACCGGACTCCGATAGATACCTTGGCACGTTAACCCACACGTACCCCTTGTTCAGATCCAGCTCGAACGTCACCCACACGAACAGCCTCAGAGCAGGGTTCCCCAAGTTCATCCACAGCAGCCTCCTCCCTCCACCCACATACAAAGACACCTTGTCGTCGCGCTCCAAGTCCGCAGACGCAGGTAACCACAGACCGTCACGGTCCTGCTCGTAACGACCCTCCACGACGATAGAACTCACCGGGATCTCCACACCCCTAGATAACGGATTAACACCGATGCGCGAGTCGTCAACGTCGGGGCGGTAACTGCGCCTGTCAAAATTTGATTTTTTGGAAGTAGCCATAACGTGCTGATAGTGTTTGTGTTACAAGGGTTTTTGGGGTCAACTCGATTCGGCCTATAAGGATATTCTATAAGGACGAAACGAGTGGGTGCGAAAATACGCACGGAGCCCTACATACACAAGCCCTTTAGCGTTTTTTAACTTTGTCAAATTTTGACAGCACTTTTCCGGGGACGAGGGGGTGCGATCATAACCGCGCGTTATCTGGGGACACGACACGCTTGTACCGGGGTGGTAACACGCGTATGTCGGGGT